TTAATGTGAGTTGCTTTGACCTTATACCTTTCATAGCCAAAAATACAGGTATGACTCTAGTGCCGTCAGGAGTATCAAAAAATGTAGAAGACTCTATACTACTACTGTCTATGACTCGGTGTTCTGCGGTAGCGTCACCAGTTGAAGCCACAGCCGGGTTTGTTCTACTGCTATAACTGTCTTTGGCTATATCTACTAATCCCCCTATATTGTGTTCCGATATACCTCCAGTGACGCTTTCATTATGTGTCGAGGCATGAGCGTAACTCGCCTCTATAAAATCAGATTTGGTAGTAGTGTTCATTCTCTTGTTCTGACTAGGGAAACCAGCAGCAACATCTAATTGTGTGCCAGAATCTGCCACTGTGTTTTTTACAACTCCTGTTTTATTGGTATCTTCTTCACTAATTCTAGCAGCGGCGGGACTTGACTGAACTTGCATGTGTAAGTCTTGGAACGCAATAAATTCTCTATCACCTTTAACATCGTATAACAATATTCTAACGAAATCGTCTGTGCACTGATACGGGTCCAAGTAAGCGACGACAGGTGCAGTAGTAGTCGCAGCGAACAACTCAGCGTAATTTAACTCAACTGTTTTGTTGATATGTTGGACTAAATTCTTAGCCGTTTCTATACAACTGTTTCCAATTAAGAAATTTTCAATAGCCACGCTATCTCTTGGATTGCCGCTTGCACTAGCCATACCGCCGTTAAACCCTGTCCATACTTCGCCTTCATTTAGTGTCCCTCGACTTTTACAAAACAAACCTTCTACTGCATAAGGATTAGTGTAATGCATGTTCATCCATACAGTATCGCCCTGTCTTAGTCCACCCACACAATAAGGATGAGACCAAGCCCTGTTGAGGAATGTTTCTTTCACCTTTGGCCAAGTGCTAGCAGAAGTAGCGTGCAAATCCTCTATAGATATTTCATCACCTACTGCCGGGGTGAACCCACTATCGGGACTTACTATAGTAAGCACATTGCCTACTCTATTATCATAGAAACCACGATTAACTGTACCGCTGGCATTTCTAAATACGACTCTGAATTTATAATCAGAGTCAGGAGAACTAATAGGAAACTGACTAGCATCGTCTAGTGTAAGGGATGTAGCAGGACTTCCGGTCACTGCGATAACTTTTGCTCTCGGCCTTTTACTGACAATCTTGGGTAAGTGGGGGTTAGTTGTCGGACCTGCTCTGAGTTCGATGGCACTAACATATTGTCTGAGACCATAATCTACATTGCCACCTTGAGTCATCACACTAGACCTATCAAAGTAGAATGAGCGACGATTTTCATACCCTGCGCTAATCAGACTTGGGTTGTCAGCAATACTGCTGTAATTCATATCCTGATAGCCGGGTGCGGGTGTCAGATGTGCACCTACAGTTAAGTCACGGAAGAAGTTTTCACTGGCTATGAAGTCATCACCGTGAGCGCCTACAACTTCTAAGTAATGGTCGCTGGTGTTTCTACCATCATAAATAACCCATTCGCCATTGGGTAAGAAAGCCCTACGATATCTGGCTCCGCCAGCAATACCTGCCACATCTACGGCTGGGGCTGTCGGTATCGGGAATATGTTAGCATTCTCAACATATATTTTATGACCGCTAGTGGTGTATGGTCTGGTAACTTTCGTGCCACTCCTGTGACTGCCAGACTGTATTGTAAAAGAAAACGGTCCAAATATTTCAGGGTCTTGAGGTGACACACTATCAACTCTTCTACCAACCGGACTAGGGTTCCATGAGTGAGCAGTATGTGTAGCGTCGATGTGTAGTTTCATGCTGTTATCGGGACCGGGAAATATACTTTCCTCTGGATTGTCGAAAAAGAAATCTTCAAACAGCGGTATCTCTACAAGTGCCCTAGTGCTTGCATATTGACTACCCAACTGATAATCGTGTTGAACTGTATCTAATGTTTGGAACAGTCTATCGTTGATGGTAGTTCCGTCATTGCACATTGACTCTTCACTAAACTTATCATCAACATGTAAAACACTACCCTTAGTTATACTAGTGGAGGTAATCCAATCAGCGAGACTTGCTGCCTCGCTACCGTCTGCCAAAACAAATTTACCTGAGCCTTGGTGAGTCGCACCACTAGCAAAAGTAAACACATCACCAGATTTACTAGAATATTCTGCACTAGCAAATTGTTTTTGCTCTCCTTGATTACCAGACAGTTCCAAGTAAATTCTACCGGTTGCAGGGAAACAGTATGTTCCCCACGATTGTAAATCAGTAGCCTTATTGTTGAGAGGCAACACTGTAACGGTAGTAGAACTAGTTGCGCTAACAACCGTTTGACAGTCTCTACGAGTATTCCAAGCAAGTCGTGTAAGAGGCGCCGGGTCCCAAGTCTCTTTTGTGTTGACTGCTCCTTGGCCGCCACCACCTAACATCATTGTGACCACTGGTGCGCCCGGCATGATTTCTTTGACAATGTGAGAATCTGGACTGGCTGAACCCTTTATATCGACGGTTGATGATGCTATATCACTGAGTAAACCATGTGCTCTTAGTACAGAGTTATCGTCTTCACCGTCTGAAAAAGACAAAACTCTGGCCTTTGACATCAAATGTTCTACGCTGATGTGATTTCGCATTTCGGTATCTTTTATCATTTTAGATAATTGAGCAAAACGACTTCTGTCAGTAGGTTGAATGACTAAACTAGTAATATTGTTTCTTGACTTGTGTTCTATGATGTCAAAGTACTCGTGAACAGCAGTGCTTTGATTGGTGCTCCCTCTCCCGGCTGCTTGTGGCTCTAAGAAGAGTTCGTCTTTGTTGACCACAGCATCGCTCGTACCTGCACCTATGGTGATACTGCTACTGGTAACAGCAGTAACTGTACCCAATTGTTTACCATTCGCCTTGAAAATCACATCATCGACTGATATTATATCGCTAACAACACCTCCTGATACATTCATTGCACTAGTTGTAGACGCAGAATGGTCAGCAGCAAATGTAAGACCCAACCTTTGCCTTGTCCCATTAGTAGTTTTCCTTAACTTTACATTGGCTAGTTCATCATAATCAGAAGATTTGACAAAATGATTGCGAACTAAAGTACGATGAAAAACCGATGACCTATTTGCTAACTCAGTTTGAGACAAACTTATACCTCTTGGTGTAGTTTGTGGCGAGTCTGTACCAACTGATGGTAAATAGTTAGCCGGGCACAAACTAAGGTCAAGTTGGTTTTCACCTACCAAACCTTCTGCATCGTCGCCTTCTAATTGGCCGTCATCGAATGGAAACAAATTAGGAGTTTTGAAGGTCAACAGACCACCGGGTGAAACAACAGTTAGTGGTTTAGTGTTAGCGGATGTCCTTATCAAGTCTAATATGCTAGTTGTTCCGGTTAGGATTGTGCTTACATCAGGTAAAGTTTTGCTAACAAGCAACTTAGGCGTTTGGTCTGATAACTTTACAATTGCATTTGATATAGCAGCGCTGTTAAAATTACTATTATTAGGAGTAGCAGAAAACACTATTGTCTTCGCAGAATGACTTATGGTAGCGGTTTGATTAGTATAAGAAGTAAATGGAGTATGACCGTCTATTGATATTCTACTAGCAGGTATTGTAGCGTTATCTACATCAAAGCCTTTTACACTTTGAAGCGTTAATGTAGCAGTAGATATATTCGCTGTCAATCGAGATGTTGCTCTTACATTGAAGTGTTCTCCTGTTCTGTCTATAGCATTGTAGTGAATCTGAATGAACGGTGCATAATTATAAGTGCTCAACTCAGGTAAGATTAATGTTGCTATCCTATTTTGGTTAGAGGGTATCAGTGCTTTGATATCGTTACTAGCATCGGTAGAAGATATAGACTTCAGCAAAAAAGGCTCAGTATCAAACTGTGGTCCACCTATCGCTAATAGGCCCCTTTGCGAATCATCAATATCAGCCATACCGTTTTCTACAAAGATAGAAGCAACGGATGAATAAACTAAGTCGTTTACTGGTATAGTACCGTGAGTATCAAAACTCGATATTATGCTATTTGCAGGAACCAAATCTTTGACATTAGCAAACTGAGGCATAAATGTAGCACTGACTATATCACTACCAGCATCCAATTTTTTCTCTACATTATGCGACTCTGGAGGCGGTAATAAACCCATAAATGGGTGACTGATAACATGATTTAGTATATGCCTGCCACAATGCCCTATCAAAAAATCTGTTCCCATATTTGTGGTAGTTGCAGAAAACTGATTATATTCATGTGAATCTATTGCCATACTCATAGAGAATACTATACCATGGTTCTCAAAATCACTCTCGTCTATAACTACTTGACCTTGGCGTTGAGAAAATTGTGTGCCGCTGCCTTGTGGCTGAAACACATTACCGTTACCAGCGTCTACAATGCAATCTCCGGTAATGACAACAAACTCACCAGCATCGTGAGCCATTAGTAACCCTCTTCGACCATTACTAGTCGCACCAAAATCAAGATGGATAGACTCTACTACTATAGCCCCGGTGCTACCATTTATAGAAATCAATCTGACTCTTTCAGGGGCCTTATTGGTAGGTTTACCCGTCTTTATATTATAGCCCAAAGGATTTATCAATAGGTTGTAAGGTACTTTTGGAATGGATATGTCACTAGTAGAAGTCGCTGCATATTTCTTAACGATGTAATTCCCAGAACTCCAAGGAGTAGTAGTAAAGTCTACAGAAGCCAATCCAATTTGACCAGTTAATTCTTGAATCAAAGACTGTGCAGATGCAGTGTTTATTGTAAAAGTGGACGATGCCGATGTACTTGCCGTTAGTGAGGGAGTTATTACTCTAGTAGATATTGGGTTAATTGGCTCTTCAAACCTCCATAGACCTATCGTGTTATCGCCTTTGACAGCGGTAAACTGCTGCCTACCAGATGTAAGCGCACTGGACGACAAATGTATGGTTTCAAGTGTGCCTCTAAAGTCACCGCCTCTGCCACCCAAAAACATCTGACTTTGTTGAGGTACTAACTCGTGCTCTTCTTCTAGCACTTGTTCAACAAGTAAATCACCATTGACATGCATACTAAGTATTCTTCTATCAAATGTTACAGTTACATTTAGTAATTCTCTTGTGCCCTCTGCAAAAGCAGTGACATCGTTACTGTCGACATCTGAACCTAAGTTTGCAGAGTTGATAGTAGAATTATTAGTTGGGAAAAGAATACCATCCCAATAAGCAAGTAATCCGTTTGCCTTGTTTATGGCTTTAGCACTACTCAAAGTAAACACATTGTCTTTCCCGTTGCTTTTATTTCTTAATCTAATTTCAAAGAAAGCAGGTGCTGCACTGCTCGGTGACCCTACAGTCAGCCTCATGACATTGTCTTGCTCAAATATAGTTCCTCCAGAATCCGGTATAAACCATGTCTCTAAAGTAAAGGAACTCATGGAAGTCGGCAGCCTCTTTCTTTCTTTATCTTGTATACCGTGTAAATTATTGTGGTCAGTTGGCACCAATACGCTATCGCTGATACCATTGAATTTCAATCCATATCCGGCGTCTATTAGTAAACTCATATTACACACCTATTACAAAGTCCGATGCTGACAATAGCAAATTGTAAGCGTAGTAGTTGTTCCCAGCATCATAACGCACATGAAGTTTCTCCGGTATTATCCTAATACCGCCTTCATTTGCACTAGAAAGATTAGTTTGCAGAGTCAGCCATATTGCATCCTTGCCTATACCGACCAAAAAGCCAAATAGAGATTCTATCTCATTAGGAGTAATTGCTTTTAATTTTCTTTCAAACCAACTGTCTGGACTGTCGTCTGTTTGAAACCCTGTCATGTTCAAAAGTAAATTGTCCATTTTTTGAGAAGCAGGGCGATTGTTACTCGCTGAGCCTTTGTCCAATACGGGCACTTCACCAAAAGTCAAAAAGAAATTGCGGGCTACTCCAGTTACTCCAGAACTTTGTATCAAACTGTCATAAGGTATCTGTATACCTCTCAGCAAATCTACTGTTCGGTCTGAATTAGAAACCAAACCTATCAAATCTTGCGCCTTATCGCCTGCTGACTTTCTTGACTCTACAGGGGTATTCCCCGAACTTTGAAATTCTTGTTCGTCAAACAGCGCTTTCAAGTCAGCGCTTATTATAGAAGGATGTAATATTGGTTCTGGCGGGTTGTGAACTTGTTCAAAAGTCAATATAGTTCCGTTTTGGATTACTCTAAATGCGTCACTTAACTTTCGACCTGCGCCAAGAGTGTTGTTAGGTTTTTTCAAAAATCCAGTATAAAGTGAACTAGTTACAATTGCATCGCCGTTTAACTCAAATGCTGCCTTCACTCTGTTAGCCATTTCTAAAGCAGGATTGTCAACTGTATGTATGTCTTGGATTGGTAAATTGATTACAGCGTCATATTTCGCTGCATCAAGAGCGTTACCTACTCTCCCCTGAAATGCTTTAAGCGCTATAGTCGGAGCATTTGTATAAGGGCTTCCTATATCAAATTGTATTCTGACTCCTATTCTTGGGACTGAACTGGACATGGTAGATGTAGAAAAACTAGTAAGATTACTATCCATCGAACTGTCGTGAGTAACGATAGACTGGGCGTTAACTTTGTCAGGATTAGAAAGCCAAAAACTTGGAATTAGTTTTATAGCCTGACCATCAAACCGATTTGCTAATATTTGATTACTCAAGTCTACTTGTAACAAGGAATTGCCTAATATTATAGATTCATTATTAGAATAAAGTTTTATTGTGTAAATTGCTTTGTCACCGTCTGCTACACTTGGGTCATCTACAATAAATTGTATATGTCCCACAAAATCTCCAATATGATTAAACAATTGTGTGGCTATGTGTATTTGTTTATTAGCCGGTAAACTGTTAGATAAGTTTCCGGTGCAAGTAATAGTATTGCCAGAAACAGATTGAACAATGCCTATCTCAGTGCCATCTTCTTGTACTAATTTATCTCCCACTTCAAATATCTGTTCAGCAGTCAAAGTTGCACCAAAGCCAGTGTAAGAAACTGTAAATACACTGACACTGGTGGAAAAAAGAGCAGTTGATTTGAACATCATGTCCGGGTTAATTCCAAGTTGCGCTGTATGCGTGCTAGCAAATTCAATTGTAGTGCCGGGTAAAGCCGTAACAATTATACTGTCAGTCTGCCCTTTATTGTGTGCGTTTACAGAAGAAAATTGATGCATGCCAAGACCTTTGGCGTTATATCTGTTATGAGAAGAAGTAAACGGAACACCAGTATGCCTACCACCAATTACCGGTGACCTACGATTATTAGTAGGGAAAAACGCACCAAAATTAATTGCGTTTCTCATGGGCTCTGCCTCAAATATACCGTCAGAATTAGCGCTCACTCCTTCGTCATCAACGAATATACCATTTACTTCTATCTGTATTTGAGGAGTGTTAGTGTCTATTGCGAATCGCTTGAGCATGTTGTCTGGAGTAGGAAAAGCACTGGCTTTCCTATCAACTGACATGTCTATACTTTGAGCAACCAAATCAATCTGGTCTTTGCCGTTAGCAAGTAATAGTCTGATTGGTATCGCCATTTACTCACCTCACAATATTATATCAGCCGCTATGAATTTCAAACTAAAATCATAGGCTTTCATTTCCGCTTCTCGATGGACATTGAAATCTGTGACTATACCGCTTATGCCATTTTTGAAATGACCTTCTGCTGTATGAGAAAACAAGCGAGATGCGTGTACACTGTTTATTGATGACAACTTGTCACTAGTGTTACCCTCAGTAGTCAAGAAAAAGTTTCTTTGTGCTACTTCTGAATCGAGATTAGACTTACCTTTTGTAGCCAGCGAGTTATAGGGTATCTGTATACCTCTGATATAATCACCCTGTGCTTCTGGCGTGTTGTAAATGGTATCTTGGACAAAACCGCTTGCTACATCTATTACCTTAGCAATTCTGTTACTAGGCTGGAAGTTTAAAAAGTTATTACTGTTAGCCAATATACCGATTATATCTTGTGTTTTGTCACCGCCGCTTTTTACTTTCTTACCAGATTTACCGCCGGAAAAACCTTCGATTACAGGCGCTTGCCCTACTCCTAAGTTAGTGTTTATTGTATCTGCTAACAACCCTAAAGATGTTTCATGGCTTTGGGTAACTGTCAATCTCGAATTGTGACCACTGGAAGATTGACTAATGGATGTCGTGAACGCTTTGTCAAGAGTTAAATTACCAACCGCATTAACCGCTTTACCTAAAGTAATGTAGTCGCTAGTTATTGCTTTAGAAAACAAATAAGCAATATATTCATCAGTTCTATCTAACCCTCCACCTGTATCTCTGGCAGCACCATTTTGGTGTGCGGGAAACTCAGGACCGACTGCTTTGTTGGGCAGAGCACTTTCCTCGAATGTGTCAGCGTTTTTGACAGGTATAATCAAAACCGGAGACAAATCGTTACCGTTTAAACCAGACGCATCACCGTAATCGAAAGGCTCTATCCAAACTTGGTCTCCAGTAGCATGAGTCGCACTACCTTGAGACAAATTGACAGTTATTTGATTAGAAGTAACAGCAGTGACTGTTCCAAAATATTCTTGACCGCCGCTGGTTTTACGATAACTTGCAGCGTTGTCGCTTTCCTTGAATACTATTCTCATGTTTCTATTGTTTTCTGTAAGTTCAAACCATTCTCTTGGGTCTCCACCAGTAACAGGTAAGACAGCGGCACCCGATGATATAGAACCTAACACCATGTTAGTCTTTCTTCTTTGATTGAGAAAACCATGTGGCTCTTGAACCGAGCCGACTAACTCTTTGTCGAACCCTACCCTCAAGTGCTTATGGTCGTAAGAGTATTGTGCTAACCCTTCGTATTTACCTTCTAGTAAATGTAATCCGTATTTCCTAGCAAGATAACCTTCAATTTGATTTCTTTCGTCTGTAGTAATTACCCTGTTGTAAATCAGGACTTCTTGAACAGCCCCATCTAAACTAGTGGTAGTATCATGACCTATATGCAATACACCGCTAGTAGCGGGCGTGTAATCTACACCTGATGTTTTACTACCAACTTCTTCGCCACGAGAATATATTTTGACTGTATCTGCTTCTGCGTTAGCGTCGGTATCATCCATTGTATAACATATTAGTTGAGTGCTAAAACTTCTGCTGCTACCGGTACTAGACGCCTGTGTATCAGCGACACCAGATTCGTCCCAGCCAGCCACAACTCTTGTGTTACCTTGGTCGAAGGATAATGAATAACCACCCGTAGCGGATTTTAAAATAGGTTTTACACCTGTAGAGAAGTTTCTCGCAATGACAAATATAGAAAATTCTTCGGAGTTTAGAAATGCACTGTAAGGTATGTCTAGTCTATCAGAGCCGTTGAATACTACTTCGGCCAACCCTCCAGTAGATGCAATTCTATGAAACGGCCTTAGACCAGCAATAGACTGAGTAGCATGTCTACCGTTACCACTAGCATCGTTCCATGTTTCTACAGATGTGTTCGGATTGCCGATTATGTTTTCAGGCTTAAGCCACAACTGTAAGCCAGCCTTGACAGGGTTGTCTAACAAAGTGGCTTGCTCTACCCAATAACCTATAGGTAAGTCGATGTATCTCTTGCTCCAATGTTGAAGTATACGATTACCTAAGTCAGAACTGCTTGTGGGATGGCCGCCCAAACCTCCGCCGAAGCCACCACCGAAACCGCCAGAAAAACCACCTCCGCTACCTAAACCAGTGCTACCTATGGCAGATACTCCCATAGCACCTTGAGTGTTAAAAGCAGACGGTATTGAACCACCTGTCATGCCTCCGCCACCTCCGCTGTCGGGTCTGGGTGTAAACAATTGCTGAGGTTGGTAGAAGTCAAAAAACGCAACGGCGCTACTAGTTTCTTCTTGACCGGTGTCATCAGCAAATACGCCCTGTATCTCTATAGCAACCGCTGCTTGGTTCAAGTCTATACCTAACTTTTTGGCGTCGAAAAAGGGTATACCGAAATTACTAATCTGCCGTTCAACGACTATGTCAATACTGGTAGCATCGAGAGAGATAGTTTCGCCGTTTTCTTGAACTAAGCGAACTGGCATTCTCTCTCCAGCGTCTACCAACTTAACCACTCCTGTTGAAACCACTTTGTGTAAGAGAGCCGCCAATCTTTGATTTCAATTCTTTACTAACCATAGCACTTACTTCTTTGGCTAATGTGCGCTTATCGGTTTTATCGGTAACTCCACTGACATCTATTTTTAGATTGACGGTAACATTAGTTTCTTGGCTTACACCACCGCCAGCAACAGCGGAGCCACCGTCACCCATGCCTTGTTGCATAGGTTCTGTTCTGCTCATATCTTTGAGTGATTTAGTTAAGTCGATGGTATTAGTTTTGGTCATAGCCATTGATTTAGTAAACTTGTCCATTTGTTGCTGCAACTCTTGCATGTGTTCTTTGGCCTCTTTGCTATACTCGCTAAAATTTTTCATCGACTCTACTGTCTTAGGGTCTATATTATCGTCTACCATTCATCTTCCCCCATGATACCCACTAAGTCATAGCCCAAATAAACTGCGTTTTCAGCAACCTGCTCTTCACCTTGCATGGCTTGTGCCCAATAAAGAAGTTGCTTAGCATCGTCTATGTCCAACTCTCTCACATCCTTTAGATTCATACCGTAGTGCGTCATTAGTAAATATTCCATTGCTTGTTTTTGGTAGCGAAGTCGGTCACTCACTGGTCTCCCGTTGATGAAGAACTTGATTTGTCCGACTTCGCTGGCCGAAAAACTAACCATTCCATAACCTGACTTGGGTCTGGTAAGAGGCTGGTAAGTTTCTTACCGTCTTCGGGCGATAGGCTTTCTACATCAATTTCTATAGATTGCCCGGCTGGGTTTGTATAATGAAGCCAGTGGCTAAAAGCATGTCGCCAGTAGTCCGAAAAGTCTAGGCTACCGTGAGTCATTAACGGTGCTACTTTTTGAATATGATAAAAAGTCAAACGCCGCTTACTAACTTCTATTGGTTTACCATTTATTGTTATTTTACTCTTGTTCTCCTGTGACATACTTACTCACTTCCTCGTCGGATAGTGCCTCTTCCGAGGGGCTATCCTCCAGTTTCAGGTGAGCGAATGGGTCATCACTGGCTCGTCCTGCTTCTGGGTCAAAGAGGTATTCTCCTCCCTCTTCCTCTTCTTCGATTGCTGACGGTAATCTAAACATGACGAATGGGTTGAGCGAAATTCTCTCTCTCATCGGCATGTCAGTCCCTCAGCAATGGTAAATGGTATCTTCACTAATTACTTTAACATTCTGTGGTTTTAGTTTCAAAGTAGTAAACAATAGACCTTTGTCGTCAGGCACAGGTATTGCTAAATCAGTGATGATGTAATCGTCTATAATTATTCTAATACTAGGTATGGTATCAGAGCCAGTCGTTGTTGGTTTAGTGAAGTGCAACATGATTGTACCGCCAGTAGAATTTATTGCGCCGCCGCCTCGCTGCGTGTGAGTCCTCAATTCGTGAAATAACGCAGCGTCTTGAAGTGCTAGCGTCACCTCCATTTCAAACTGCTCTCTACCTTCTCTGATTATCGAAGCGTTACGGGTTCCACCATATGGCACTTGTTTCAGACTCAGACCATTAGTGTCTACGCTTTCTGCCACTGGATTACTTTGTATAGTGTGAAAGACCTCTACTCCAGTCTTACCTCTAAGTTCAAAGGCACTAACCAATCCTAAGTTTTGGTCAAACGCTGTAACACTTCCGTTGTAAAACATAAACGGCTTTTCTGAGCCTTTGGCTATACCAGATGCCTTCCTACCTCTAAGCGTATCGGCAGTATTTTGAAACATTCTGTGAGCAGTATACCTGTCGCCTTTGTTACTCGCTTCTAGTCTACCCGTATCAGTGAAACAAGACAATGCGTCGAATATTGCACGATACTTCAACTCAGCATCAATAGTGCTTGATATCTCGTATTCAACTATTTTACAACCTCTAAATATCCGAGTAAGTTGTTTAGTGTCACCTGTAGCACCCGGAGCGATAGTGGTTTCATTGGTAGCGTTAAACGAACCAGCATCTCGTGTTCTGACGCTATGTTCTAAGCAGAAACTCGGTATTGTATCACCAGAAAACAGCAGTCTGTGCACATGGTTGTCAATCTGTCGGTTAGATTCTACATGAGGACTGCCGTCAGAATCATCGTCACGGTAGTGTCTCAACTCTAATGTGTCAGCGGTAGTGTGTTCAAACTGCCAATTACCGTCTACATACAATCTAAATTTATTGCTACCTAGACTTTCTATTGCACTTATTCTTCTACACTCGTTGCTCTCTGCCCATTCAAAATGATGAGCGTCGCTGCTTAAATTAGAACTCGACTCATGTGGCCAATACTTGTCAGTATCAAGCGTTGGTGTTTTGTAAGTAGTCATAGGAACCAAGGTGCTATCTTTGATAAGTAAGTAGTCACCCACGGCTGCATCGGTGTTACTGCCAAATCGAACACTTGCAGATTGACTACTTAAGACATCAATATAACCTTGGCCGGGAGATACAGAGGCTACTATGCTCGGCACAGGACTAGTGCTGTGCACACGGTCTCCGCACTTCTCTTTGCTAACCACCTCCCTGCCCAAACTATAGAACAACCATTTAGGGCTATGCAAAGGCATCTCGATTGCTCCACCCATGTGATGCACTTTGCCTGTTTGTTGGACTGCGACTTGTCTGCCCAAGCCTACGACATAGTAACTGTGCAAATCTACTTTGGTATCGGGCAGCGTCATAAACGAAGCAAGTCCAATAAAACCGTCAATCAGACTGACCTCTTTAGAAGATGCTGCTGCCGTATTCATAACAGAATTAGTATCACCTTGCACTGTCGGTAAACCAACTGAATGAATGAGAATAGCATCGCCTGTGCCGCTATTGACAGACGCTTGAAATGGTGTCAAAGCAGGTACAATCTTAATTTTAGTAGAGTTACTGTCGAGTGTGTGGTCTATTATAGTGTAGACTTTGCTATTCAAGTCTGTATAGTAATAAGAAGAAAAATTGTTCGTGCCGACAGCAGAAGAATGGAATGTCATTTTTTGACCAATTAGCATGCCCAAAGGCATTTTCAAAATAGGCAGGGCTGGCTCAAATATACTTGTGTTGCCAGCGGCACTTGTACCGACAAACTGTATTTCAGTAAAGTCTGGAGATGAACTACTTGTAGTAGCAGTCCAAGTCCGTGGTATGTTATGTTCAATGAATAAACTAGTTTCCTGTCCCATAACAACTTCGGAGACATCTCCTTTGTAATGGGCACCAAAACTCACGGTATCGACTCCGCTAATATTACAACTTCTACCTGAAAGGTATGTCTAAAGAGTTTCTTAGTTCGGTCAGACAAGTCAGTTCTGGTTTTCAAAACCATACGGTCAAAGTTAGCGCCGTCGCCTTTACGACTCGTGTGTATAATTCGGCGCATTTCGTTTTCCATTTTTCTCAACCTTGACCTACCCCTTGCAGTTCTCATGTCAATAGTTATGTTATAGCGGGTTGTAACAAAGTTGTAGAACAAATCTGGCACTCGCTCTTCTTCGGCAGTTTCGTAACAAAGAATGAAGTCGTGCCTTTGTAAATCTAACCTCTTACCTCTTTCCGGGCCCTCGCTAGCAATGTCTATGATTATTGGTTTTACATTGTCAGTGTTACCTCTGTTCCAACCTGTACCAGTGCCAGCATCATGGTTGGCTTTTAACAAGTCGATGACTGTCTCCAGCGGCTCTTTGAATGTGGCAACCATTAGGCGAACACCACCACTTCTTTGTAGCGGGTCAATATGTCTGCGGCTTCTTTACGGAACAACTGGATTTTAGAACCTAAGTCGACATTCTGAGAGCCCTCTGGTATCAAAACGCTGCGGTCATCTGACATCAGTAAATCAGCCGCTACCATCTTAGTAGCAGCCTCTTCTATCGCTTTCTCCACATATCTTTCTCCGTAGATATAAGATACCTTGACAGAGTTGTGTTCAAAGAAAGGATATGAATTGTTGAAATAAACTATTCCCATCTCTGCATCTAGCCACCAATCACGCAGTCTTGCTTGGTCACCAGCGGTTCCTGCTTGTAAACTGAGTTGAAGCAAGTGCTGGGTAATAGTTCCACTAGGCGCTAGTGAGCCTACTACAATTGCACAATCTGTAAACGAAGTAGCAGTAATTCCTTCGTAACGGATTATATTGGTTCCATCTGTAAATACACCTGCCTTGGCAAACCCATTCGTACTGTCTACATTTACTGTGCTACCTAAAAAACTAGTAACTGTAGCGGTGTTCTTAGTAACTCGTGTAAAGTCTATATCAGCAGAATTGCTGACTATGCTACAAACTTCACCTGCTTTGGTCTGTTTCAGACTAGTGACTTTCAGTTGCCCGCTACCATAGTCAGCATTAGCGCTCGCAAAGAATTCTTGATTGACATTTGCTGCGACATTATTTGAGCCCTCTGGATAAAAAATAGGTAAAAATGTCACAATTGACTTCCCTACTCTGTCTTCGTTGTTAATCAAATCAGCAAGGCTTTGTGCAGCACTGATTTTGTCAGTTTTAACTGACCATTTTAATCCGCTTACTCCTGTCGAACTTAAAGCCTCGGCCTCTAATTTTGCTGCACTACCGTTACCGGGTGACAATACAATTGATTTACCTGCAAGTGCTCTCACATCATCTGGTAATTGTATACGAACCTCAGCGCCACATATCTCTCTATAGTTTTCACCTTGCCACATTTCTATCCTAAGCATTTGTTGAACATTTCTAAACAATAGAGGCGTAGTACCAACATAGTCAGTAAAATATCTGCGTCTGTATGGTTTGTATGTATCAAAGTTTAGGTATTCCGCCGAGACTAGATAAGGTCTCCAAGCATTATGAGTGATGTTGTCAATGCGGTCTTGTACTTCTTTGATTCTAGTCTCTACGGTAGAGCGCTTCATACCACGAGTTTTACCATTAGTAAATGATGCTAAATTTTGTACATGTCCATTATCTGTGGTTTCGTAAAGACCGGGATTTATTGGAGCAATAAATGATAACTTGACACCACTTGCTGTAGAGGTTATGCTTGTTATCGGTCTTTCTAGTCCTAGCGGGTCAGCGTCGCTGTAAATTAATATTGTATCTCCAGTCGAAAATCCAATGTTTCTGTAATCTCCGCCTGTAACAAACACTGCATTTGCCTCTGCATTTGCAGACATTAGTACTGCTTCACTAGGGCCTATACCAAGTAGGTCTGCAACTTTTTGAGCAGTAGTGTAAACTATTGCATCAGGGTCGAAAGGCCGAGTCTCAGGCTCTCCGGGTGAAAATACTACAGGCATTACTGTCCCCCTGCGGGATATTGTGCATAATGGTCTTGCATAGTGTAATTATTTTGAGGGTCTATTGCGTTGTAATAACTAGCCTGTTCTATTTGTTCCTGCAATGTCGGAGGAGGTAAACCTCGCTGTTCACGAGTTCTGTAATTACCATAACCATCAGGGTCTCTTTGAAGAGGGGAATAGAAATGATTAGTCGGACTTGCATTAGCAAAACCTCCTCCCGCTAAAGGTATTCCCATTTCATCTAGTATGTCGCTTATAGCATTGCGTTCAGCCATCATAGAAAGAGTATTTCCTGCATCTAGGGCTCTATCATAACCTGACAACTTTGTCCCAGCAGGATATCTTGCATCATAGCGGCTGGAATAAGGAAAAGTCTGTTTAACATTTCTAACAAATTGTTTGGGCGCAAAACTCTGAAAGTTTTGTATTGATTTCAACAAATCCCACGCTGCATCAAAAGCCCTCATCTGCTCTCCCCCTAACTAAGCCATGATACGATACATGATTAAATCTACTGCTCTTTCACTCCTAGATTGAAGTCCATTTGCTTGCCGCAAGTCCTGCACTTATCGACCCAACAGAAGTAAAGCATACCGCAATGTTTGCATCGTGTACCGCTACCAATGTTCAAGACATCACCAGCGTTCTTGTTACGGTTACGCTGCTTAAGAGTGACACCTTCTAACGGTCTTTCTTCGTCGGTTTTAATAGAAGTGCCGTATGATTCGTTGAGCCGAATACCACGCTTCTGTAAACGCTTGATATCGTCAAGTCCTAAACTACCAAACGCATCCATTCAACCACCTCAAGATGTGGTTACGAATATGTAGATGTTACCAAGTATAACTTGAGGGTCGGCAGAAACACATGTGTTGCCACCTATAGCAGTACTTATTGCATTTTGTATGGTAGTTTTTCCACTACTAGTGTTAAAGTCTGCCTGTGCAAACGGGCCAAGTATCGTTACTGTTGTTGCCAATCAAATCACCTTCTTCCTATAATTATAAATTTAAAATGTCCAAATATTGCTCTTTGAGGTTCGCCTGTTTCAAACAACTGTGGAAGTTGTACACCGACTTGAGCGGCAGCGAATAAGCCACCAACTTCAGTTAAGTCTTCATTCGTTACTGGTCCACGCAAATAGACTTTATTTCTTTCTTCAATGAATTCAACACCCGGTCTAGTAACCTGTCTAGCAGGTTGTGAAGATGTGTGATATATTAGGTTTTTAGCGGGGAGGTTGGCAGGAGAGATAAAGTGTTTATCGGTCATCATTCCTGCTGGGACTATTCGACATTTTGGCTTATCGGTTCCCGATGTAGTTGGTATATCTAGCGTCACTATTTCTCCTACCTGATAACCCCTTCCAGCAGCAGACTGCTCCGTTTTATCACTAGAATAAATAAGATTACTGTCTTGTTTTTGCACCGTGTTAGCGACAAACCTAGTGTCAACCATAACTCGTGCAACTTGCATACCTGTACCACTGCCTCCAATCACTGGCACATTGATGTATGTTTCATTTGTTCTACCACCTGATGAAAGTGCACCTGCGTCGTCATCAAGATTGGTCCCTAATGTCATATATTGAAGGTCTATAGGCTGCGTTGAGACATATCTAAAAGATAAAACTTCTCTCATAAAGTTACTTACATCTATAAATCCTTTATTATGCGTAGCACCATCTGCTGTGTTGAATATTTGACTGTTATCCACTCTACCAGTAACTATTATTAAATTACCCACCGCTTGGGGGGCATCGAATCTTATTCCTGCATTGACATTGCCCATATTATCGCTTCCCTATCAAAGTAAATTCACATGTTCTCTTAACATTTTCATTAGAGTCATTTAAAAGCCCGCCATTACCGCTGTCAGAATAAAAATTAATTATTTTGATTTTGGTATTATTCAGTAAAAGAGGAAAAAATTGCGCTGCAAAAGCCGCATTGTTATTACTCGTATCATCTCCATAAGCCAATATTTCTGCCCCACTTCCGCCGCCCGGCGCTGCTACAGTTATTTTTTCCAAAAAATGATAACCAGTACCGTGTGTGGTTACATCTACTGAGGTTACGGTTCCGCCACTAACTATTACCGTTGCACGCCCATTATTAGCACCACTGTCCTGCCCAGTTAAAACTTGGCCGGTGTGGGTTCCATTGGAGTAACCGCTTCCGCCGTTAACGATGGCTATTTTACGCTCAGTACCATCTACATATGTCTGCTGACCACCTATAAGACCTCTTTGACTACCGTTGCTTTGTGAGACAATGCTCGATACACAAGGGAAATTAAGTATTTGCTGATTACCTTCATTCTTTAATGGAGCGTGAACTTGTATTTGTTCTATCACAGTAGGACTAGAACTGCCCGCAATAAAATCAAAATCTAGTATTCGACTGACATGGTCAGAAAAATCAAAACCGCCCCGGTCACCGACTACGAGACCGACAGCACCTGTACTTATGTCTAGTTCCCCGCTCAAGAAAACTAAATTACCTATGACGGATTTTCTTGCGTTGATTATAGTAGGCTTCGGCATTATCTTCTACTCCCTATGACTGTTAGTATTACATCTGTATTGTCGTTTACTGGTACCGCTTCGTAAGGCGTTGCGTTACTAGTTACGATAATTAGTTTAGTTTCATCTGCGTCTATATATACAAATGGTTGGATATTGAACTTTTCGTTGGTCGATAGCCCTCGTAAATCAAATGCTCCTTGGTCTGGTCCATTTCTTTTGAATAAACTATTATCCGTCTGAGTGGGAACACCCCGTTTACCCCTAGAAATTATGTTAGCACTAAAGACTTCCCGCAAGCCCAATCTGCTGATAGATATAGTCAGTTCTTTTTGAAAATGGGCATCTGTTCTACTAAACACACCTTGGTCAGCAGTACTCGCATCAGTATGTGCAGGTATATCTATAGTCAACATTGTCAATTTGCCAATGTTACTGGTATCAGTCACAGTGAAATTAGTTAGTTCTGGCATTCAGTCACCGCCTTAGTTGCGGCTCCCCATGGCAAACCATGTGCCGTCTTGACCGTTAACATTCTGTATAACCAAACTGCTTCCGTTGATTAAAGCAAAAACTCCGTCAACACCTGCACCTGTCCCAGCAGTTGAACTACCAGCGTTAGCACCACATGCTACTATATTTACAAGTAAACCAGAAAGGTCTATACTACCACCAGCATCGCTGCCACCGTTAGTAAATGTTCCAGTAACCATCAATAAGTTACCTAATGTGTGAGGTCTTTCATCTATTGTGCTTGCGAATGCCATTATTCTTCAACTCCGTCTGTCTCTACGATAGGGTCCTCGACTATAGTCTCTTCTACCACTTCTTCTGCTACAGGCTCAGGAGTAACCTTCTCAACCACTGGCTCTGGTGCCGGTGGATTGAGTGTAATCTTTACCTTGTCCAAGAGTTTTGCTTTAGTAGCATACCCTTTGATAGATACTCCTTTGTCCTTTAACCATGCTGTGATATCCTTCTTAGTCCAGCCTTCATCAGGTAGTCCGTCGCCACCTTCGTCTACTGTGATACCTACTCCCGGTGTAGTCTTAGCATCGCCCTCGACTACGAACACTGTTGGGTTAGTGCAGATAGCAGTACGGTAAGCGTCTAGCCATTCTTGAGAAACCTCTTTGACTTCTCTTCTTATCCAGACTTCTTTAGTACCCGGTACTTTCCTATAGGCGTAGTTACCTATGTATGTAACTGTAGGCACTTAAAGCACCTCAGTTAAGTAATAGTACTGTAATCTGACAAACTTGATTTGCGACTTCTGAATCTATGATAAGTGCCGGAAGAGTTCCTGAGCCAGTGGTTGGGGCTACTGTTGCATCTGCACCTGCCGTTCCTGTGTTATTCATTGTAATCGTTACATCTTTAGCCGCAGTTGCCGAAGCGTATCCGACAATTCCAAGAATCTTTGATGCGCCCGCTGTAAAAACTAGCGGTTCAACAGTTGCTGCTTGAACAATATTCACTGTGAAAGTGACCATTCTTAATCCGCCGTTAGCCAACCCGTCAGCGTTACTTGCAGTAAATCCTGTAAGGCTTCCGGGGTATGAACCACCGGAATTACCGCTTAACCAACTTGTTTCGTCAACTGGGGTTCCTGTTCTCATATCAATATCAGCGAGAATATCAACAAGTGTAAAATCACTGTCTGCTACTTTGATACTCAATCCTTTTTCTGTTTTGGTTGTTGTTGCTACCATATCTAATCATCTCCTAAAATATTTTCTCCATTAATCCTCACTGTAAGTCACGGATAGAACCTTGACCTCCAAAGAAAGTTGTCCATACTTCACCCATTGTTCGGTAAAGTCCCTCTTGACCGAGGCGGTTAATGGCGAATGGGTCTCCGGTTTCGATACCAGATTCAAAGTATTGTGTTGGCTTTGCAGTGCTAAAGTATAGGTAGTCAGTATCAAGCATGTAAATTCTGCTGATGCCGTCGCTTGCCATCTCCTTGGTTGGGATAATTGGAACACCGTTGTAAGTTGCTACGATGAAACCTGCTTCCATACCCGGAACACCTTTTACACCGTTGAATGTCGGAACTACTCTCTTTTCTTCCATGAACCTTTGTTGGCTTTGTAGAAGTTGTTGTATTCTCATCAAGGTGTCATATCCAGTTAGCATGACCTTTGGATTTCCACCACGAGTCCAGATAAGTCTAAACATCTCATCTAAGTGGTCAAGTGATAGAGTTCTGTTAGTAGAACTGCTGTTAGCGGAATCCTCAGCAAATGCCCAAGAGTTCCCGGCTGCACTTCTGTCGATTGAGTAAAGGTCTTCGTCACCAGCATCGTAGTGTGTTCCAGATGTCATTGAGTTGTTACCAGTGGTAATTCTGTCAAGTGATTCAAAGTCGTTACCTGCTACAGTTGTTACATCCTCAGTTAGCATGTCGTTGATGTGCTCTGCGTGGTGCTTACCCATCTCTTCTTTCAAGACTGAACGAATGTCACCTAGACCGTCGTCTTTGTCGTTTAGAAAAATTGCTACCTCAGACATATCGAATGAGTGAGCGATGGTTTTAGGCTTTGCTGCAACATTCTGGAAAGTAGGTTTGGTTGTGTCTGGTAGTGTACCGTTCTCTGCAATTCCGCCACCAACAGTCTTGGAAGGCTTAGCAGTAACTACTCTCCATCCACTTCTGTCCCATGGTTTCTTTGGTAGAATTGAAAATGCGTTGAATTCTTGGTTTAGTTGTGACCAAACTTTTCTACCGTAGATTGCTTGGTATGTTCCTGCTGTTGTGCTTAGCAATGGTGCGTCAGCCTTTAACAGTTCTGAGCCAGTGTATGAGTATCCCATACTTTGTCCAGCACCGTAGTAGTAACGCTCCATGTCATTGATTGTTCTCATGTAATTTCTTGCCATATCTTGTCATCTCCTTAATCTTATTTTATCCACCTATTCAGTTATGAAATACGCTCCCAGCAAGGTTGTGAACTTCTGACCAGTCCATGCTCGCTAAGTCCTGTGTCGAAGGAACTTCGACAGTGGAAAGTTGCTTTCTAATTGTTGCTGCTTCTACTGAATCAGACGACTTACTGATATTGTCAATTCTTTCACTCAAGTCTGATAGAGCCTTTTCGATGTTAGCAAGTGGTGTTCTTGCGTCAAAGGAAGCGGCTTCTCTTGCTTGTGCTTCTGAGGTAAGTTCTTTGTTTAGTCTGTCAGCGAAAACATTTCCTAGATTGGATTTGAATTGTTCCTCTAGGGATGCTGCTTTGTAAACTTCGTATGCTGCTTCCAAATCAGACGCAGTGACTAAGTCTGGGTGCAAGTAGCCTTTTGCTACTTCGCCGCTTCCGCCACTGTTGAGTTTGCCGATTGCGTTAGTTGATGGGGAGCCACCTTCTTGTGCTCGACCCTTAACTTGTCCGCCGAAGTAATCTGCACCGTCACCAATAGATTCTGGTGTGCTTCCTAGATTAGCCTTAGAAACTTGGTCGAAGTGGTTTCTTGCACCTGCAATATCAACACCTGCTGATTTCAGAGTGTTTTCCATCCAGTTTAGATAATCGCTGGTGATAACATCAGAATATCCTTTTTCCATGTCACCATGCATACCCTTTTGTTCGTGCATGCCTTTGTGCTCAGAGCCGTACATTTTTTCTTCTTCATCTTTATCAGCCATTTCTTTCGCCTCGTCATCTTTCTTTTTGCCTTTCATATGTTCTTTCAGACCCTCTGGAATGTCTTTATCTTCTTTTTCCATAGCGTCTAATCTTCCATTCAGTCTATCCAATGTGCTCGACAGTTCATTTAATACATTATCATCGTTCATGTTTGTGTCCTCCTTCAATATACGGAATGTCGCCTCCGGGTTAATACCTTTCTCACAAATAGTGACCTCGTGTAGTTCCAGTTTGGAGATTTCTGTGTAGTCACCATGTTGTTGGTCACTCTTTCGCATTCTCTTGAATGCTTGTCCTCCAATACTAAAACCTCTAAGGGCTCCTTTGCGAATTTCTTTGGCAACTTCTCTTGCCTTTTCTATGTCATCTCGTAGTTTGATGACTACGAACATACCAGCATCGTCAACGCCGGATTTCCAGACTCTACCATCAGAGTCAGTATAAGATGGAATAACGCTTCCAACTTGTATATTTGAATGAGCGAGTTGGACATTTCTAAATCCGTCTGCTTTCATAAAGTCACCAAATGCGTTTTTCAAAGCACCTCTGGTAATCAAATCTCCTTGCTTGTCTACCATCTCAACAGATGCATATCCAGCGATTACAAGGTCGTTGTCAGCCTTGACTATACTAATAGTTCCACCGTGATTGACGGGGGAAGTTCTCAGTGAAGCCATCGCTGCCATTGGTTCTATAGACAATGCTCATACTATTTAATCAAGTATGGAAGACGGCCTTATCTGAATCTATTTCTAAAACACCGTTTGATACAGGTATAACCAAGTGCTTTTTATCCTCTTGGTCCTCTGTTTCCGGTTCTATAGTCGATTCTTCACCGGGTCGTTTTTTGTTATCGTAATCAGGCATTGTCTTTTCATCATTAAGATTCGTCGGACCCATGGGCGATTCTATAGGCGTAGCATAATCTATACCCAGACCCATAGTGCCAGTGCTTGATTGACCTACAGCGCCCACTCCACTTTTCAAAAGTTTCTCTATCAACTGTAAGCCTTTGACCATTACCATCCGTTTGTCTGGTATTTTCCAGTCAGAGTCTTTGACTTTTTTAGGTGGGATTAGCGGTTTACCGTCACCCTTTGATTCGTGCACTTCTGCTTTATCTTCATTGTCAGACTCAGCAATATCAAGATTGGCCTTGAGTAGTGCCCCCGCTATAGGACTCCAATATACTCTTTGACTTTCAGATAGTCTAATCAGGTAATTATTAGATGACAAGGGACTATGGACTGACCAATGCCCTTGAGATTCTGTGGCCTTGTAAACCACATCTCCTTGAGGCATCACTACTCGAATACCACTCTTAGCCCTATGAACTTCGCACATCCATTGTGAATCTAGTGACTTGGCAAGTAAACTTAGAGTTTCCCTACTAACAAGACCTTCGCCTTCTGCTTCACCGATTATTTCTGAGCCAGTCAAAGTGTAAACCGTTTCCTCATCTACCGATTCTACTTTAGTTACATTAGCCGCATTGACTCTAACATGGTCACCCTTGTTGTATTTTTCTTTGCTATTGAAAGCAACACCCACATCCATATAGGTTTCACCTTCTGACTCTACTGCTCGGTTGCCTATTTTTTCTGCCTGAGTAATCGGACCAGTACCTAGACGATATGTGTAAGGCCCGTTGCCTCTTCTGTCTAATACTCTTAACACTACATCCTTGCCGGGTTTGAGCATGACCCACTTAGGATGTCTTAGTTCACCAGCCATATATGTCGACTTAGCGTCTCTTAGTAATACTGAGCCATGGTCTTTCCGTAAATCATCTACCGCTAACTTAAGCCCAGCATCATCAGTAAGCCGAGTATCACTAGCGCTTGGTAAATGTATATTGTCTATCCCTTCCATAGCACCCCTAAGTATCTTTATTCTGTCGTCAATAGGTATTTCATGGGTTTCTTTGTCATCGTACTCCAAGACATCAAAAATATAGTAACCATCTTTTGTTTTTATGACATCAGCGTGGTAATCTTCGTCTGCTACTTTCTTGAAATTTTCTTTGTCTTCGTCTGACAAATCGAAAGTAGGAGATGTAATTTTGTCATCGTCTTTCTTAACAAACCCTCTTTCACCCTCTGGCATAACAGAAACTATCCAGTCGCCTGTAAAGCCACGCAGATGTTCAAGGTCGTCGAGTTCAAAGATACGGTGCATCGGCTGTAGCGTAGGAACTTTTGGGCCCAAGTCTTTTCTGATAATATCAGGATTAGTTAAGTCTGCCAGACCGATGTCAGATTTAGTAGCCGACCTAGGTTTTTGATTGAGTGTCCGAGTAAACTCACCAGACTTGAACTGAGGGGCTCTCCTTTCGTTTATAGCCAATGATTGTCTTGCTTCTTGATGCTCAGGGCCGTAAAGTAAACTCTGCCAAGCAGGTGCCGCTACTGAAATCATCTTGTCCCAAAAGTGACTAGTCAGTGGAACTAAAGCCTGAGTATTATCTTCATTGGGGTCAACCATGGTAATCTTAGGAGTGCCGTCAGAGCCTATGTAGTAATTGAAATTAGGTGAAAAATCATCTCCGAACTCATGTTTGAAACCACCTGAGTTATACAGACTCTTGACAGTATGTGTGTCGTGACCGTTTGGCCCGACTTTAACTCGACCAAGACCGGATTTAGTTTGAGTAATTTCCTGTGGAACTTCTACATCTGAAAAATTAGTAATCAATGAGTTAAGAGTTTGAATTACCCTGTGTTTAACATCTTCAAACCTAGCATCTTTTTTAGTCGAACTTCCAAAACTAGAACGCTTTGTATGTAAGTCTTCTTCAAACCTATCGTCTAAGTTATGTGCAAGTTGGAAACCAATACCAGTTTGTCGGTTTCTTTCTTCTGAACCTTTACTACCCAGAACTGCATATATCTGTTCCACTTTTTTAGCAAACTCTTTAGCATCTGGTTTACCTCTTCTATTTCTATTATTCAAATCTGTAAGCATAGCGTCGATGTCTATATCAGGATACATTTGACTAAACAATTGTCGACCTGTCATAACAGAAGGTATAGGTTTGTTTTCGTTGAGTCTGGGTAGTAGAGTATTGTCGACATAATCTCTTACCGTTTGTCGCAATCTATTATCAGACTTATCCAAACCAAGTGAATCCATGAAGGAATCTTCATACTGGCGATTAGCCGCTTCATTTTGTTCGAGTAAGGCTTGTGCTTGTTCAGGGTCAACCTGCATGATAGCGCTGTTCTGTATTTGTGAAATAGCATCCAGACCACTAACATAATTAAAGACATCATTATTGTCAAAAGCGCTACCAAAATTAGAAACCGTAGTTTTCATACCCGTAGCAAAGTCTGTAGTCGGCTTCGATTGACCTTTGACTTCAAACTTCGTGTTACCTAGTGTCATGATGTCGTGGCTATCTTCGGATGCTCTTTGTAAGAAATCATTTGACATTGCTGCCCACATACGCATGTTAGCAGCCGCTGTTTCGTGGTCAGCATTTGGGTTGAATATCTGAGCAAGTTGAGTCCTACCTTCTGGAGTCTGCCCAAGCATCCTGTATAGATGCTCACCTGCATCTGCAATCGCTTTGATATCAGCATCCAACTTTCTTTGTAGAGTATTATGATGACCTTTACCGCCATAATAACGAGTCCCTTTGATATTCTGTCTCTCCCACGCTTCCATCTGGTTATCTAACTGATTCAACTCACCCTGTAAAGTCAGTCTTTCACCTTGTGTCAGACTACCAGATTCTAACAACTCTTCTATTTCGCCAGCCCTATCCATCAGACCTTCAAAATACTGTGACTCTTCCTCAGCCGCCATCGGTCTTTGAGACGCAGACAGCCTCCTAGAAACCTGACCTTCTGGATTTAGTTCTCTAGGTATACCAAGATTAGTCATCATACCTATATCTACTGGTTGACCATCTGGACCGAGAACTTGGTTACCGATAGTGTGCTGTCTAAGTTTGTCATCCAAGTCAACAATCATTCTTTCTTTAGCCTTCGGTAACTCTTGTAGTTCTCCCATTAACAGATTTTTTTCAGTTGACAGCGCTCTATTAAACTCAATGAGTTCTTCATCTGTTAAGTTAGGTGGGGCTTTTCTTTGGTTTAGACTTTCAAGTTCTCGCTCTATCCGACTTCTGGAGTTTTCTATACTATCCTCTATTTGTTGTTTTTCTTCTTTGATGTCGAACTCACCAAGTGTTTCAAATTTAGCACTGAGGTCGTTTACTAAATCATTGTGGTCAGCAAGTGTAGAACGCAAGCCCGTTCCTTCTTGTAAAAGACCGGGGTCTTTGTAACTGATTACTCTTCTAAGCGGCTCCATTGGGTTATTACCCATACCAACCATAGTGCCTATAGTGTGGTAACTATGAGCAGCACTTTGTTCAACTTCGTCGTTGTTGAATGTTCCTTGGTGTATATTGACCATTCTTAGATGGTCGGGAGTTTCACCACGCAGTTTGTCATGAGCATCTTTGGCAGCATCATCGTCACCTGATTCTCTCGCAGCGTGATAATCACTGTGTACCTCGTTACTGTATTTACCATCAGTTCCACTAGAGTGTCTTTCGGTGTGAGCATTCTGACCGCCTGCACCTTTTATGCCTGAAGAAGCAACAGCACTCTGTGGGTTCATCAAGGAACTAGGTCGGGCAAAGTCACCTCTGAACGCTGTAGTTTTGCCCTCGGCATCGGGAAACAAATTCAACCCACCCTGTCCAAATGGTCCAAAGAAAGCATCCATGCTCTTACCGCCGTCAATATGCTGTATACCTATTCTATTGCCAGTCTTTTCAAAGAATAAACTCACTTCTTTGTCACCCATCATGGTTCTTTCCGTCGTAGGCTCAAATTCTCCGACTTGTTCTCCATCTGCACCGATGTCTTGTAGGTAATCGCCAAAACGCTCTCTCAAAGCCTGAGAGTCTGCTGATTGTTCTGTCTCTACAGGTCTGTAAGCCAGAGTATGATGATGTAGCAAATTGAATAATTCATTGGCTTTCTTACCCATCCCGCCTACTTGGAAAGGTCTTTTCCAATGAGTAGCGAGTGTATCATGGTCATCAAGATAATCATAGTGGTCAGGGTGCATATGAGTGCCATAATTTATCGCACCGTGATTTCGAGCGACCCTGCCTGCCGCCCTCATCTTGATAGACTCGTCTCGCCTCTTTTTCATAATTTCATCGAGTTCTTCTTGGCTAAATGGCGAATCGGCCTTTTTCCAAGCAGGTCCCCAAACAGGATGTTCCCCGTCTTCATGTAACTTACCTTCACTATCAATATTGAGCATATGTCTTAGCATAGGTTCACTAAGGTAATTCTGTTTCTTACCGTTACCAATAGATTGTTTTCTCCAATGTATTTCGTTTCTCTTATCGTCGAAATAAGGGACATGGCTATAACTAAAAGCATCAGCATCTGGATTATACATTCTATACATTTTGTTATAATGGTCTACTGCTCTTTCCCAGTCTCTTTTCTTTCCAAGACTACTATCTTGCATTGCCATCCAATTGTGAACTCTTTGAATATTCTCAGTATCTTCTGGCAAACGCTTTGGTTTGATTGCTAAAGGATGCTGAGAGTGTTCAGGGACTCTAGTCCACCAGTCGTATAAACCAGAAAATCTTTGTTGGAAATTGCGTTTTAGTCTGGGTAAAAAATCTTGTATTTGTGGGCTGCTATCAAAAGTCAAAAGTCTAGTGCTATCTGCCCCTCCATAGTCATACAAGTGCCGATAGGCTTTTTCTCTTTCTTCTGGACTAAACCATTCCATGCCAAGAAAGTAATCCATAAAGCCTAGACTCTGTTGCCAATCTCTTTTGGCATCTTCCATATGAATTTGCTTCAACTCATGGTCAATTTCTGCCTCCGATAAACCTTGTTCTTTTCTATCTGCTCGAACTTTATCGACTATATCTCGATTACTTTCTTCCCACCTTTTGTAGTGATTAAGATAGAGTTGATGATTAGTGGCATCTTCGTTTAACTCACCGAGATGCAAAGGTGTTTGTAAAAAACTGTGGTCATTCTTTGCGGCGTGTTCTTCCCAAGCAAGTTCTTTCTTAGCGTCTATTTGGCTTTGAGAATCGCTGCCAGCCTCGTTTGCTAAATAAAAATCTGCTAAGATTTGATGATAATTACCGTGTAAAGGATTGAAACCTTGACCTAACGGGTTGCGTGCTCGATAGGGGTCGTTTGCCTCGCCATTAATTACCGTGAAGGGTCTACCAGAATATCTTAAATCGTCTGCGTTAGGTGGAACAACTCTGTCTGAATTGATAGATGGGTTGTCGGCTAATTCCATACCAGCAGTATAATCTATTTCAAAGCCCATTTGTTGCTCACTAATGTTGGTATGCTTTTGAGGAGCCCACTTGTCTTCATCTTCTTGTTTCTGTATAACAGAACTAAACATGTTCAGCAAGCCTTTGTCATGACCTGATAACTCGTAACCCTTTCGCTCAGCGCTAACGGCTGCAAAGTAAAACTCAGCACCAGCGTCTGCTTTACCAATGCCATCTAATAGAGACTTAACGAACACACCTCGTGTTCTATCAAGAGTCTCTAATGGCCCTTCTCTCAACTACATCACCAGCCGCTTAATTTAGACGGCTGGCTAATCGGTCAATAGACTTCTTTAGTTCTGACAAGGTTGGACCGTCACCACCTTTGAAGTTCTCAAGTGCACCTGTTGTGCTAAACGCTGTAGGATAGTAAGGTGACTCTCTTGTTAGTACATCGCTGTTCTCTGAGATTGCACCTTTATTAGCGACATCTTGTACATCGTTAAGCAATACATTGTTGGTGTTATAATAAGCATTAGGTACACCAGAAGGCTGTGCTTCAAATCGAGCATATCCTACAGTAGCCCCTTCGGGTTGACTTGTATAATCTGGCATACTACCTTCTTTCTTAGCGATACGACTTTCTAAGTTCTGCGCTGCTTTTAGCAGGTCATACACTTCTTTACTTGCTTGTTCAAATCTTGGCTTCATATTATTCCATTCCTATTTCGTTTCCTATTGCACCGCTGCTCTTTGCTTGGTCAGCCAGTGCGTGAATTTCACTCCAGTCTGTCTTGTAAAAGTCTTGATTGGTCTTTGGTATCTCTATTGGATTGCCGTCTTCCTTCAACAATACATCATCAGAGTCGCCTCTAAATACATCAGGCATAACATCTTCTGGCATATTGTTTCTAGCAGATACAAAACCAGCCTTTCTGAGTAATACTGCTGGGTTTAATAGTGCTTTTTTGAGTTCGGCGTTTTCGGCTTTCAACAATTGAAGACCTGCATCCATATTTTCCATTTTAGTGATGAGCGCACCCATCAACTTTTCAGCGACATTTCCCCTCTCTTCGCTCATTTAATCACCTCAAACTGTACGGTTTGACAATCTTCGGTGCGTCGGTCCTGCTCTTGTGGTTCTAATCATGCCCGGCAACACATCGTTCTGCGCTGTGTGAACATTTTGAGCAGAGCCTGACTTAAGAACAGGTACTCCGCCGACATAGATGTCATTGATACCAGTGACTTGCACTGTATCAGACTTTGAGATTGTAGTCTCGATATCCTTGTTTAAGTAATCTGCGTACTTGATAACTTCTGTAATGTGACTTCTTGCCGAGATACCGTCTTGTTGCTCTAGTGCTTTGTAAAATGCGTCAACATGACTTCTCATTTTTCTAGCCATTGGGTCCAATTTCTTAAGGTCCATGCTCATCTCCAATACACCACTTGACTTTAAACTTCCTAAGCCCCTCTTGGGTTTCTAGCATCTAATATATTTTGACTAGCCTGTTGAACCCCAGTGGGTTGGGGGCCTCTTTGTTGAACGCTTGACATCGGGGCACCAGCGCCCATACTGGTTCTATTTTGAGGACTTGCTGGGCCTCTATTTCTAAGTCCCATACCTTCTCCACCGGGCTGAGACATACCCATTTGCGCTTGTCTAGCCATTTGAGCAGCGCCTTGAGGACTAATATTACGGCTTGGAAGCGCACCCGGAGTACCCATGCCGCCACCCATTTGCATGCCGCCCATAGGCATACCCTGTGGAGGTGGCTGTTGAGCAGGGTCAACTGGGTCAGGTTGCTTATAGATAAAGCGAATATCACGATTTGCATCTTCGGATAGTGTAGGCTTGTAACCCATCATCATCATTCTTTGTGCAATATTGACTTCCATCTCATCACGGCGTAGTCGAGTAACTTCATCTTCTTCTTCGTTTGGATACAATGTTAGTTTCCAATCTGTGACATCCAGTTCTTCCATTAGTCTTGGGAACAAGTGGTCGGTGTATACTTTGTGACCAAACTCTACTGCTCTATTAGTGACTAATATCTGCATACCTTCGTTGTTTAGTCCACCGGATTTACCAGTGTCCATCATAAATACATTAGATACGCCATAGAAAGCAGCGATTCTTTGTCGCATCTCGTCTCTTGCAGGTATATATTGCATCTCTTCAAGACTGTCCATTAGTTTGACCCAGTTAATACCGCCTCTACCACTACCAGATTCAATACCAATCTTAGGTATATAATGCGGGTCACGCTCTAACTTTTCGTCGGTAGCCTTGAAAAACGACTTCATAGACTCAAGATTATCAGTGGTAACGCTCAATATACCTCTTGGTATTCTACGCTTTGAATAAGCAGTGTACATGTAATTATCCATCGCTGTCAAAGTCATGGCTTGTCGCCAAAGAGTAGACACTGGGCTTCTACCGTATAGTTTGGAAGGTTGATATTTACTAACATGTATTACCTCGCCTTGCAAATAATATTGGGTTTTACCGCTTCCAGCAGTATTGACATGGTGTACATCAAGCATTTCTGTGCCACATGTAGGACAACTCTTGTTGTCTTCTGAGTACGACTTAACTTCATTACGATGAATAGGGCAAACTCTGAATCGACCTCCTCTTACACCACGCTTGTCAGCAATAATACGCATAAAGATAGGGTCACCTCTAACAATTTCTTTGATTCTGTAAAACGCTAACTCGTTTGTTTCTGGGTCCATATAATATTCTTTGATAAGAATCAAGAATGCATCGTCTGTAATATTCAAATCGTATTCTACTTCCCTAAGTACATCCATAAAGGTCTGCTCCATAGAGTTTCTTTGCTCGATTAACCAACGAGGATATACTAATTGGTCAGGGTTAGGTTCTGCTAAGTTTGTATCGCCGCATTCTCTGCATTCGTCGACATCGTGCTGGAACTCAGCATCACAAGAAGTACATTTCTTTTGGAATTTCTTTTCCCAGTAGTAACCACGACGAAATATTTCTTGTTGAAGTGTAGAAAGAACGGTTCTAAGAATAAGGTTTTCATTAGCAACTGCGTACAATGCAGGTATAGTGATACCCTGTACTAACACAGGCTCTTGTATACCTGTAGTCCAAAGCGGCATCTGTGGCTCTGGTGTCCTTCTTCTTCGGAACGGATTGCCGATTGATTCTATGAGTTTACCTATTCTGCCCTTTTCTGCCATTAAAATTCCTCCAGCCAATTAACTACTGTATCACGGTCTACATCCCACTTCATTAGTAACTTGTCGCCCTTGGCAGTACCTTCCGCATTAGTATACTGTAGAAACTTCTTGACTTTACCCTTTGTGTCTTTGTTATCAGAGTTGACATAAGTTATCATAGCCTTAGCCAAGTCTCCCTTTATTCTCAAGTTAGGATAGATATTTTGTAAAAACTGAGCAACATCTTCTGATTTCAAAAATGTAACTCGGTGTTGAGATTGCTCGGAGTCTTGGTATACCTTTTGGTCAAGTTGTAAAGTTCCAAATCCTATACCTTTGTACAACTGTTCACAATGCATCCTACCCGCTTTACCTTTGGTAACCAAACCAACCTTGGGCTCACCACGGTCTGATATGTTTACATAACCGTTAGAATCAAAGAAACCAGCAGCATAAGACCAAGGGTCTTTGATAACAAGACCGTCTCGGTCTATACACATATATTCGCCTTTACGGTGAGCCTTGACTATGTTTATTTCTTCGCCATACATATTAAGAAGTTTAGACAGTCTGTTAGAATTCAGTCTTGGTACGCCCTTTTCTATGAGATTTTCAGTAATCGCTCTAGCAGACATTGAGCCGTGATTACTTACTTCTTCTTTAGCGAGCCTCATCCATTTCTGCTGCTCTTTGGAAAGGTTGTCGATTTGATGTAGCGAACTCTTCCACATCTTACGAGCGTCTTGTTTAGTTTCCATAGCGTTAACCCAAGCCATTTTTTCTTCTTCGCCCCAAACATCTTCAAACTCGTCTAACTTAGCAAGTGCATCTTCTGCGCTTTCCCATAAATTACAAGCACGAAGTAGACTAGATTGTCTGGATTTGCCAAATAATCTAAGCGAGCGTAGGTCTTTGTCGGCTAATCCCATTTTTCTCATAGTATCGTAATGAGGTTTACCCCAAGATATCATGGCTAGAGTTGCATCTACTTCTGCACTTTTGAGGGCCCTAACATTGGATATGATATTGTCAATCTCGTCCTTACTGTCCTTCATGACTCTTCTTGCTTTTCGCAAATCTTTGATGATTTCGTTAGCACTTTTACCAATTCTATCTTCAAACCAACCGTCACCAGTAGGTGCAAAAGGCGCGTACTGCGGCTCAGGTAACCTTTCTTCTTCAAACATTACAGTCTGAGAAGCAATCGACTTGGCCACTGTTTCGTCTACTCTCGGATGTGCCATGAGATTGATTGCTATATCGTTAAGAATACTGTGACCCATGTCTATGGCATGATTAGTGTTTGTTACATTTAGACTCGGCCACATAATACTCTCCAACTTTTGGTGTCATTTAATTATATCGTGAACCAAGATGCACCTGCTACATTTCTTTGTGAAACATCACCAAACCAATCATTGAATCCGTCGAGGTAATCATCAAGCATAACCATAGTACCCTTGAATTCTTTAGTAGCCCAGTTAGCCAAAGCCAGACCCATGGCTAAGTCATCATGAGTACCTACTGACTCTAGTCTACCGTTCTTTTGCATACCGAATCTACTCAATTGCGTTTCAAGAGCACGAGTAAACTCTTTGCTTCTTTCGTCGCCCCAAGGTGTTTTTATCTTACCTTGCTCAAAAGCCATCAGTAGAGACATAAACATACTCTCTTTCTTTTGACGAGTAGTCATAAATGTCTTGATAGGAATGTCGTCACGCATTTCTTTCAGTTCCGCCTCAAACATTCTTTGGAAGTTGTTACCTTCAAGTTCGATAAGGTCTGGTCTAAATCGACTGTTGAGCATAATTATCTTTCTTTTTTGTGCGTTGCTACCTAATCCCTTTTCATTAACTATATGTATCAATTGCTTTTCGTCACCTTCTGGTAACATCCTCAACACAACCATAGCGGTGTAATCAGCATTTGCATCTGACGCAATAGCCGGGTCCCAGCCGATAAAGTGCTGACCGAACACACCAGACGGGTCGCCGTTTTCATCAAACTCTTGTTCTGCTTTGTCAATCAAAATCAAATCTTTGTCCCTTGCTTTTTCTAACAAAGTCATCGGGAACATACTCGACATGTCGTGAATAGGCTCACAAAGATACTCACGAGCGAACTTAATGGCTGGCATCGACTCTTCTCGTACCTTTAGTGCATCCAGTGGCCATCTACCGGGCCAAAGAGGTTCACCGTTGGGCAATATAGCAGGGTATGTCTCGACCCTAAATGCAGGCTTGTCCTCTAATTCAGCATACAGGTCGTTGTAACTGAACGGTGTGCCAACCATCATCAGTCTACCTGTGTGGTGCAGAACCGGAAGTAGAACAGTATAGAACCAGTCAGCGGCTCTTTGTAATTCAGAACTAGTAGTACCCCACAAAATATCGTCACATACTACAACATCAGGGTGGAAACCACGAGTAGCACCACCAACTGACTTAGCCATGATACGGCTACCATTAGTGAATTCAAAGTAAGACTTAGCCCAAGGCTTACCTGTTGGCTTTAATTCTTTCAAAATATCAGCGCTTTCGATGTTGTTACGGATGAATCGCATGTGTTCAAGCGTCTGCTCAAGGCTGTGACTGAATACCATGATGTGAGTATTGGGGTTAAAAGCAGCCAACCAAAGTGCATAAGACATAAAAAATACTGATTTACCATGGTCACGGCTTGCTTTGACGCAGTATCTTCTACTTTCACTTAGACCTGCTAACCAATCTCGGTGGTGGTTTGAAAAATCAAACTCTAAGATTTCAGTAAAGAAATACTTGAATGACTTTTTGGACATCTCTATGTCCATGTCTCGGATGAGGTTGTTGACATCACTCAAGCCTCAACCTCCGACTCAAAATTCCTCAATTTATTTTCAATGCCGGTTCGCAACATACTAGATGGTGGTTGTTGTCCTCCCTCTTCCTCATCAGATTCCGGTTTCATCTGGTTGTATGTATCCATAGGGGTGTTAACTCTAGTGTTCGGAGGTATTGGTTCTTCCTTGGCATCGGCAGCACCCATGTCGTCAGAAGGAGGCGGTATATTACGCATGGCGGTCATTGCATCCCCACTTCCCACTACACCTATTTTTTTACCGGCTACATTTACAATAGGTCGTTCAGATTGAGAAGGCTTCGTCACATTTACATCCCCTTCTTGAGGCATAACAGTTTGTAACTCTTGTTCTATATCCGCCATCAGTTCGGGATTTTGAAGAGCAAACTGATTGGGTAATTCTACTTGCGGCTGAGGCAAATTAATCATTTCTGGAACATCTATTCTATTTCCTAGTTGTGCACCTGCCATTCCCAACTGCTTAATGTTGCCCAAAATACCTTGACCTTGTTGCAAAGTTAAGTCTTCTGGTCTTTCTCCAAGCATTCCGCCAGCCATATTGAACACTTCTTGACCCAAAGCAGCGTTTCTAGCAGCCCTTTCGTCAGCAAGTCTTCTTTGCACATTTGCTTCATACAATTCTTGTTCTTGCTGACCAGCAGTCATAAAGTTACCACCAGTTAACCTGTCGAACATACCTCTTTGTCTTGCCTCAGCAGGGGATTCTTGTGACCTATAAGCAGCGTATTGATTAGCGAGGTCTGCTGCTCTGTTGGCTCTTATTTTTTCTCTGCGACCTGACAACCCTCTTCTTAAACCACGAGCGTCTCTAGCACCTTCAAACATACCATATCTTATGTTGTTGATTAACTGGGACAAAGAATTTACTGGTTGAGTAAGAGCCAAACCAGCACCTGCTGCACCGCCTAAAATACCAGCCAACCTTTCTCCTCTTACAGGTGCACCTTCTTTTGTAGAAGGAGTCGATAATAACACTGGGTTACCAAAAGCATCGAAAGCATAATTACTTTTGACTAACACCTTACCGGGAAGAGCAGACTTAACTAATACTCTTCCCATCACTTTAGCCCCCTTAGAAATCCGTCAAAGTATCCAATCTTTTTCTTGATTGCATCCATCCCACTGGCTACATCGAAGGAGCGATTCATTATGAAACCATTGTCACCAAATGTTAACTGATTGTCAGGTATACCTTGAGGATAGCCCCTGCTACCCAGTGCTCTTCTTGTCAAATCTGCTGGATTACTTGACTGAACCTGCAATGGGGGTGCTGGTAAATCAATCATCGAAGGAACTTGCGGAGGCATGGCGGGGGCAGTAGTTTCGGGTCTTGGATAAGATGGCTCTACACGGGCTTCGTCTCCAGTAGGTGCCATCTCGTGTTCACCAAGCGCTATACGGTCATGGCCATCTGGCCCCCAGTGGTCAGGTGCAGCGTAGTGCGGGAACTCCGGCATAGGAGTAGCAATACTTTGTGTCGCAGCGTCTGTCGGTATCTCGCCTAAAGAGAATCTTTCGTGCCCAGTAATGTCCATCATACCGGCAATCAGACCTTCAACATCTCGTCTTAGGCCCTCTTTTGGTCCTCGATATGCTCTTTCGTAATGATTTACTTTCGATTCTCGCATCTGTCTGGCTATCTGTTCTTTAGCCTCTTCTTGACCCATGCCTTGTGCTATCAATTTACCTGCGGCGTTACTCATGTGCGCCCCTATCTTTCTAGCAACCAGATTAGCCCTTTTGTGAAAATTAGTTTTTTCGTGACTAGGTGCTCGCTCGATGTGATTTCTATGTAGACTATATGTTTCGTCATCGTGATGAGAATCTATATCGTTAAGTAAGCCCCTAGTCAACATTTTTACTGACCCCTTACCCGAATCGCTATTGATATTGTGAGTGTCTTGGAACAAAAGTTTCATAGCCCTAGTGCTAGCGATTTCATTTAAGTCTTCATCACTATAATTGTGACTTAGTCCCATACCTTCAAGTTCCTCTCGTAGCCTTTCACCTGACAATCCACCTGCGGCTATGTTGAAAGAAGCAGGATAATAAAAAGAATCAGGTAACAATTCGGCAATCTGATGAGCATGTATTTCTGGATGCATCCTTTGGTCACTGATTTGTTGCACTTGCTCGTCACTAAGATATTGATTAGGTAGTATACCTGTTTTCAAGTATTCTTTACCGTCTCTCGGAGATATAGACTGAACCAATCCACCAGAAAGTGAACCCGGCTTCAAACCGTTGTATTGAACATAGTTCAAACCGTTGACAACATCAGCAGGTGCACCTAACTCTTGTAACACCTCACCAATTTCTTGGTTCATGTGAATAAGACCGCTGTCTATCCATCGACCAGTTGCGCCGCCCTCAACATTACCTTGGTTGTAAGCGTAAGTAATCAAAGGTCTTGGGCCACCGGGTTGTTGAGGTTCACCTCTTCTGGCTTTTCTCATGTGAGTTTCCATATTGTGCTCGTACCAAGGGCCAACATGCACTTTACGCCACTGATTACTGTTGAAATCAGGCAAAGTATGTTGGCTGTCATCACCATATTCATCTTGATGCTTCTGATTATATCTGTCGATAGACATTTGTAAAACATACTTGGCTTCTTCTGGAGTAAGTTTAAACCGCCTTACTAAGTCATCTCTTACGAAATCAATGGTGTGCTTACCGCCCGGTAACAATTCTCCTGTTTCAGGGTGATGATTCCAAGGTGGGTGGTCAGGCTCTTCCGGGTCTTGGCTTATACCGGCATCCGTTGGTGCCCAACCGTGAGGTACTTGTCCTCCATCACCAACAAAAGTAAGACCAAATGATTTCAATAAAGGCTTGAAGTAAGCCTTGTGGAAATCATCGCTGCCAAAAACCAACAACTTAGGTTTAGTGTAGTTGACAGGAAAATGTATCTTAAACATCAACCTACTCTCCCACTACCTCTTGCTGCAAACATAGTGGAAGGTGCGCCCCAACTGTCAGGTAAATCAATAGTGTCAGTACCACCAGTTGGTTTAGTTGTTTTATTTTGCGCCTCCATATGACCTGCCTCTCTATTATTACCGTGACCGCCTTGCTTGGCGGCCTTTAGTCTGCGCTCTTGTCTTTCAACTGAATTTTTCAATTGAGAAAGCAATCTTCTAATTTGATTAAATTTCATATAGTCGACTTTCTTTTTGAGGGCTTCGATGTCCTTTCTAAGCAAGTTGGTTGATTTAGATAACTTTTGACCTCGAAGTTTAGGTTCGCCCGGCTCTCTAATAGGTCTACCTTTAGGAGAAGATAATTTGTGAGGTTTTGGATTATATCTACTTTCTGGACCAAGAGCATGACCGGCTTGTGCTTGTGGTACATTTGCTAGTAATTGTCGCTTTTGTTGAGTACCTAACTGTTGGTCGTAATCTCTAGGAAACAAACGAAGCGGTTGCTTTGTCTTGATACCGAGGTGAGAATAATCTACACTATGAGGGCTCAAATCAAGTCCTCTGTTTTTCATAGGTGACATCTGACGAGATGTTCTTTTGGCTCTACGAGTATTGGCAGTAGTAATATCAGCGCCACCGGGTTGAATTTCAAACTGCTCTCTTGAAAACGGTTTTTGCTCTTTACCTTTTATCTTGTCAAGTCTGCTCTTAGTCAAACTAGACCAAGCATTATCCATTGGCTCACCTGTAGTAAAATAATCAGGATTGCCGTAAGCAGTAGGTGGAAACTTGTCAGTTTCTCTTGTTTCTATTACATTTTCGTCTGCCAGTCGTCTATAACGATTAATATCTATGTCTGGATTATATGTGGCTCTAGGAATTTTTTTCGGCTTAGTGAATTTCTTAGGGTCAGGCTTTTCATCGTCTTCCTCGTCTTCTTTCATTAAAGTAGACCAAGCATCTTCCATGGGTTCACCAGTGGCAAGCATACCACCGGGTTGAGGCATTGTACCTGTAGCGTTGCCAATACTGAGATTACCCATGTCAGGCATTCCTGTCATAGCACCGAACTGTTGACCTTCGTTAAACTGGTCATCCATCATAAGAGGGTCATCTTCCTCTTCCATCAAACCGGGAAGTTGAGGTATTTCTGGCTTAGGTACAGATAATTGTAAATGAGGCAGTTGAGACATTTCGCTTGGCTTATCTTTTTCAGCCATTTTTTTATCTTTAATTTCCTCCATATGTTCGGGGTCACCGACACCATACTTGTAGTCATCATCGTCTTTTGAGTAGCCCATATTAGATTCACTTCGAGGACTGTACATCCTAGTATCTGAACCTGTAATCATTGGCATTTTTCTCAACTCACAATAAATCCATTATGTCTTCATCTATTTTACCGTCTGCTTGTGCAAGTAAACCGGCTTTGACTCGCTTCCAAGTTTCGGGGCTCTCCTTACCTAACTCCACTTTAAGCACATTGATAGTATTGTTGGCAATATTCTGTGTTGGCTCTGCCCATTTTTCTTGGTAAGTCGTTAAATCTTTGAGAGTTTCTCTTACCTCTTTATGCAACCTAACCATATCAGATATGACACCGTCATCATGTATGCTTGTTTCTTCCATAAACTGTGCAAGTTTACCGTTTAAGCCTTGTACATTGTTTCGCAATATATTAACTTCCTCTCCTACTTTTATAGATACAAGAGCGGTAGAACTTTTCTTTACCAAGGGTTGGAAATGGTGCTTCATATGTCGATAAACTGCTTCTTCACTACACTCTAATTGTTGAGCAATTTCTTCTGTGGTGATATTACCTTCAAAGTAATCTACTTCTAATATTCTTCTGTTATCGTCAGTGCATACTTTACACGAATGATTTGCACCCTCGTGGTATTCACCTACATGATTTTTCATGTGTCGTTCTGCGGTATTGGCTCTCCAACCCATATCTTTGTCCAAAACTTGAGGGTTAGCAATGCCGTCAATGATGTTCTGCTCTAACATTTCACGGTCACCGTGTTGACAAAAAGGACATGACCGTTTAGTCTGACGCTGACCCGCCATAGAAAGCCCATGGTATTTACACGGATAACCCTTTTGAACAAGAAGCCCCAGTCAAGATGTATGAAACTGCCTAGAATACAGCCTAAAATTATGGGCGTACCCGTTTCTATAGAGACTGCTAGAAATCTAGCAAAGGCTGGTAGAGACATAGCAATGAAAAGATATGTTCCAGATGATGTGAAAAGAAGCAGAATGGAACATTGCATGATATGTCCAAGTTGGGAACACAGAAGTAACAGATGTTTAGAGTGCGGTTGTCAAATGAGAGTAAAAACTAGTCTCACATCAAGTGAGTGCCCTCTTGGAAAGTGGGGTAGATTAGTAATATTAAATACTGGAAATTCTGCTATAGATGCCGCCGAGCATAAAGAAAGCGCCGAACAAACCAGCAACTAGGTAAGCCATAGTATCACTACTCAGATTATCAGCACCTGTGACTAAAATAAGACCAAGTGTAACTATTATCGCTAGTAATTGAACCATGACCATATCAATGATAACACTTTTCATAGGAGAAAATATGCCCATGGCAGTGTTTGAAATGCTGTAAAGTGGATTATTATCTATCATCATCTCATCCCCATCATCCTACCCATGAAACTACCCGCAGCAGTGCCTGCTCTGTTCATGAATCCTTCATCCTGTAAAGCAGCGCTTAGCGCACCGCCCATCATAGACTGCTGTGCCATTGCTACAATCTGCTGTTGTTGCATTTCGGCGTTTTGTATGTTTTGCTGACTTGCCATTTTGAGGGCATTGAATTGGTTGGATACATTTTCTCCACTCATAGTCTGTAGATTCTGAGGCAAACTTGTTACATCCATCTGCATAGTACCGCCCTCTTCGTCAATAACAAACTTGGCATTTTTCAGTATCTCTAAAACTGAAAAACTAACTAAATCATTGAGTAACTGTAGTAATGTTTGCATTTGTGTGCCCGCAATGAATCTGTCAGCAGGCGCTAGGCTTTTCATCAAAGCCAACAATATATCAGTTTCACTAGGTGGCATCATAGGTTGACTCATCATGCCTTGTTGCATACCAGCGCCACCCATCATACCCGACATGAACGGATTTTGTGCAGCCTGCTGCATCATTCCGCCTTGTGGAGCAAATGGATTTTGGGTCTGACCCTGTACAGGCATTTGTCCCGGTTGACCTACGCCTAAGTTTAGTTTTCCGCTACTTTGCTGATTGTTTCCGAATAATCCCATTATATCACCTATTGTTGAGGGAGGCTCATCTGTTCTGATTGTTCCAAGGTGTTTTGATTGATAACACCATTGGTTGTATTATTTACTGCCATACCAACCGAGCCTCCGGCACTTGGGACGACATTTTGTGTAATTCCTAAATTAGCAATCGCATCACTGAGTTGGGGATTGGCTGCTAATATTTCTTTTTGAAATAACCTCAAATCGAAATATATTGCAGTTATATCATTGATTCCGGTTTCTGGGTTTTTGTAATGCATTAGGCTAATACCGGCCTGTGTCTTAGAATCTTTTTCGAGTTCCATAAAGAACGGCTCATACTTTTTTAGAAACTCAGGAGTGTTATCTTTTTTCTTGACTATAGAAATTGGCACTGCGATTGTTGATACACCCTTTTTAACCATCTCTTTCATACCAGTTTTAGTCTTATTATGCTCTTTGTCAGCCTCTAGTTCCCATTTGCACAATAGATGGTAAAGATGCAAGTGCTCAGGACAATAAGTACCTTTCATTTTCCTACCGTTAGTCACTTGCTCTCTAGCAACAAACGGTTCCGGTGTTTGTGTCACCGGATTTCTCCAATACAAATCCCAAAGACTTTGACCAGACTCTTCGTCAGTGATTTTTGCATAGAGATTATCATACTTGATTAGTTCTTCGCAGTTGCATCCGTCAACCACGCACAAGTTACTCTGTCTGTTGTAACGGTATTTGCGACCCCATATCCATCTGATGGGGTTATACCAAGCCCGTTTTGTCGGTGTTAATAATTTTCTAGCCTGCTTAATATCTTGCTTTCTTGCTTTTCTTGGGTCAGGATGTCTACTTGGATAAAAATTAACTTTTGGTACTTCGATGTTTTGTTTAGTTGCGACTTCTTTCATACCCTGTTGTGCTGCTTGCATCTCAAGCAACTGCTCATGACTAGCGTTACCCTGCTGTCCCAATGCTGCTAAATGAGCCTGACTCATGTTTGCCAAATTTACATCGCCCTGTGGCACCCTTCCGTATCCTCCAAATCCCCAATTGTTCATCTTATCACCTAACTTAATAAATCCAACATCGTATTTTCTACATTCCATCCTATTTTTGTTGCCATCATACCACGCTTTGTTGGCACCCCAGCCTTTTGAAGCCTAACCAAATCTTCTCTAAATGGGTCAAATATTTTATGTTCGCCCAGTCTTTGTTGTTGCCAAAGCACATTCGCTTGCTCATCCCACCACTGGTCAGCCTTGTTAGCAACTAACATAATTAACTTTGGTGCATATTTTTTACCTCTGAACCAAGCCTTGAATTTACGATAACGATATTGTCTGTGTAATATAGCATCGACTAAATACTTGAAGCCGCCGACGGCCTGTACTGCCTCATCGCCACCTTTGCCACTTCTGTGGTCAATTAAGAAAATCACCGCTTCTACTTGTCTATTGACCAAATCGTCAACCCAAAGATTCCAAAAGCGTTCTTCACCACCAATGTCAGAAGAATAAACTACTCTCGTATCGCCTTTGTAGGTGACTCGCTTTCTACTTGGTCTGGGTAACAAAAAATGATTAATGCCGGGGACCTTGAAATGTTTTGTTCTGTCTGCTAAAGGTATTTCTTCCATTTCTCCCGGCGTAGTCATGTATCTGTCTAAAGTAGTTTTACCTACCATAGTAGGTCCATACACTCCAACCTTCCTTGGTTTCCAATAATGCCACAACTCTTTAGCAAATACCACTCCACCAACAAGAGCAGAACCACCTAATGCTGACATAATTACACCTCAATCGAAAATAGAGTTAGACCAACTCTGTAATTTTTCTTTCAACCAGTTGCCTGTAGATTCCCAAAGGTTCCAATCAGTATAATATTCAAAAGCACTGATAGTAAAGGCTGTTGCTGTAGAAAAAATCACTACTTTAATCCACCCCATACCTCTTTCATAGGCCACATCAACAGTATTCGCTATATGCATACTCCTCAAAGTTTCTTCAACAGCATCGTCGCTGGGAGTCTTGAAGATTCGACCCACTTAGGTTCACTCCTTTTTCTTGTATCTACCATCAGCGCCTCTAACTTTACCAGACTTGTCTTGCTTTTCTTCGGCAAAGTCAACCCCAAGTGTCAACGGATTCTTTGCTTTAGGTGTTTCGGGAACAAAATCGGCGGTTCCTAAAGTATCACCATACATTCGAGCCTCTATCCAAGGGGGAGTTTCGCCCGGATGCTCTTCCATCCACTTTAGTTCAGCCTCTAATTGGGCTTCTTGCATACGCATTTCCATGTCTTGTCGCCTACGGTCAAAGGTAAACTCCATACTTCGATATCGGTTTCTGCGCTCTCTTTCTTGCGCTGCCATTCTTGCTCTTTCATCCATGCCTTGTTGAAAGAACATTTTGAATAAATAATAGGCTAACCCTTGAACAGCAAATGCTGCCATGGCGTAGGTGACCCCGTTGGTAGTAGGATTGTCTAAATCAATCCATAGCGCAGCGTCAAAAACACCTACTGCTATACCTATACTCACTGCTTGGGTCAATATAAGACCCATCAATCTAATCTCTGCTTGGTCGTGCTCACGATTGGCTTCCACACTAATCCCTCTCAGTCAGTCCACCTTTGATATCATAAATAAAGTGATACTATAAAATTTTAAGTATAACTAAAATAAGATGGGTCGAAGTTTGCGAGAGGGTTGCTCCCTCCGACCCATTAATGCTATGCACTAATATGTCTTGAAATTAATCGTCTTTATTTTCAGAATCTAATTTTTGCCTTTTACCATTCTTTGAAGGGCCGGGACCTGCTTTTGAACCAATAACAATAACCATACCATGAGCAGGTTTCTTGTCATCTTTCTTTTTCATATCCTTAGCACCCTTACCATCAGCAGCAAACTTTGGTACTTTCTTACCACCATGTTCGACCATCTCTAAGCCTTCTGCTTTTCTTTCTCCCATGCAGTGGGCTTTACCCAAACAATCTTTTTTCTTACACGCCGAGCACTCTGCTTTCTGTTCTGTACCACAGTGCGCTTTGTGTATTCTATACTTAATTTCGCTTATCATTTCGTTTCCTAATCTATTTGTAAACATATTATCACTCTTTAGTAATCTGTTAGCAATGTGCATTTCTTCCCCGGTGGCCACTGCCTTACCGCCGTATTGTGCGCTGTCCTCCACTCCCTGCCATATTTTTTTCCGTCTGGTAGGGTCTTGGTTACCCAAGACTGGAGTATTAGTTGCGCCAGTTGCCCCGGCTGATGATGTAGAAGAACCGTAGCCAGATGTATCTACGCCACCTGCGCTAGGTAGAGCACCTTGTACGAATGGTGCGACAGCGGCAAGGGCTAATTCGGGAACACCTTGCTGTATACCTTGTCCTATGACTTGCGGTATTCTTGCTGCTGTTCCATATTGCTGATAAGCAGTAGGTTGCTGAGCAATCTCGTCTAATCTACTGGCTTTTCTTCCTAACTTATTGCTTCGCCTAGCAGCCTGTGCTGCTAATTCAAACTGCGCTTCGGGTGCACGAGATGCAATGCGTTGATTTAATGCATTGACATCTCTGAAATTGATAGGAACGCCTGCTTCCCGTAGACCCAAAAGTTCGTCACGCTCAGCACGAGCGGCCATCCGGTTTTGAACAGCCCCCCTTGCGTCAGCCGCTGTTCTTGTCGATGCTTCTCTTGCAGCCTTGGCTCTGTTGGCTGCTCGTTGTGCTCGCTGTGCTCGACTTAAACCAACAGTACTCCTTGCACCTCTGGCAATCCCCCCTGTAATAGCAAGTGGATTAAGACCTTGAAGTGCACCGAAAGCACCACCTGCAAGTCTACTTCTCCCGGAACTACCTAATTCGTGGTCCATAAGTATACCACCAGTAAGAGGGTCATGAAGCGCAGCGTCTGCATGAATACCGGGGTCAAATTTACCAGTTTTTGGATTGATGAATCTGCCACCAGCACCGCTATAGGCACCTAATAAACCAAACCCCGCTCCAACTGCCAAAGGGATTAAGGGAACAATTTTTTCTATCTTATCATCGTTTTGTAACAACGACCATGCAGAATCAATCGCATATGATGATTCCGACATGTTCATTCGCACGACACCACTCATCATAAGCCTGTTGGATAAATTGATAATGGTCAGCAGCCTCCATCAATAAACTGAGGCTTTGTGAAGAGCCATCACAGTGATGCTCTATCTTGCCCAAATTCCACAAAGCAACATGTAGCATTTCTTCAAAGAGTTCTTTCCACCAGTCCATCATTACAATCTACCTGTGGTAACGAGAACCAACTCCCGGTCAATAGGCTTTGTGCTTTTAAGCGTACCTCTTTCCTTGAAATGACGGGCTCGGTTAGTATGCGGGTCTTCTGCAACCAGCGTATGCCGCTTAGTATGACTCATGTCAGGGCCACCCTTGCCGTAAATGCCTCTTCTTCGTCGCTCACGATTTAACTCTTCACGATATTTTACACGCTCAGGTGTAGATTCATACTTTTTGTCATACTCTAACTTATGACGCTTAGCCTCTGGACTTACCGGATTCTTGAGAAGTCGCCAAGAAAGGTCTATTGGCTCACCTGCTTGTATCATTTCTTCTTCCTGTTCTTCTAACATAGGTGAATCTTCCATAAGTCCAACTGGAGTATTCAGATAATCTGTCATTCTTTGCTTCATTCTGCCAAACTTGCCCGTAGGTAAATCTGGATTACCTCTTACATCTCCGAACCCAGAACCATACTGATTTATTGTAGTAAATGCTCGTTGAGTTTTTGGAGGTTGCATTTCAAACATGTCGGGTTGTTGTCTAATTCTACCTTGTAATACTCTTACAGAATTGTTCAAAACATTGAAATCATTTTCTAACTGAGGGGTTCGCCTACCACCGGACATCATCATAGTCTCTGGAATTCTCGAAACAAAATCTTTGGCTTTTTGCTGAGATAAAGGGAACGGTAACTCTCCACCCTGATAAGAAGGTGGGCGAGCCATAACTTGAGAATCCGGTTTAACAAACTTACCTGTCAAATAAGGAACTAATAAATCTCTAATTGTAGCGTTGGGATTATTTCTTAGATGAGTTTGTAACAAGTCATAATCCATTTCGGTAGGTAAGTGACGAGCGTAGTCACCTCGCCTAACTGATTTTATTATCGAGTTCATTTTTTGCACAAGCACTTGAGCAAGGTCTGGCTCATACTGCATGGCATGCTCAGTGCACATATGATGGGTATAATCTACGCTTCTTAGCGGGTTGGCATACCTTGCTTTCATCATAGGAGGATTGTTACAACCGGGTATCGTGCAAGTTTCTGGAGCGTCTACGCCTAGCATACTACCCACACTAATTAACTCTGGAGAAGCATCAGGCATGTTTTCAGGAAACTCGCCTTGTTTCAATACCAGCACTGATTTTTTCATTTGTTTAGTTTTCTTTTTCTGTTGTTCGATAAAGTTTCTATAGACACCGGCCTCTTTGGTTTTACCCATCTCTCTTGCCCTTTGTTCCATGGCAATGGCTGCCTGTGTTTTGTGAGCGTGACTGCGACTACTATTTTTGATTTTACTAACTGATTGCTTTGCTTTAGCCGGGTCTTTGAAGCCAAGCCCGTGAATAGTACCTTTTGGATTCTCATCAGTATACAAATCGGAATGTTTCTTCGAGCCTGCGGGCTGACCTTTCTTACGAGGTATACGAGGTGCTTTTATCAACACGCTTTTCACAACTGTTGGTTTACCACCAACTCCTTGTTTCTTGGCTCGCTTACGCTTGGTCGCTGCTCGCTTTTGTCCACTAGTCATCTCGCCGCTAGTCTTTGGAGTCTTACTCGATACTCTTACACTTGGTCGACACTTTGGATAACCTTTACTACCTTTCTTGGCTTTCGACCTGCCACAAGGTGGGTGTTTACCATCTTTACCTCGACGACTGACATCAACCCACTTTTCTTTGAACCACCTGTTAAGGTTCTTGACAATAAGAACATCATGACAGGTGCATTCTGACATTAATTAAAACCTCTTATTCTCTTCAAATCACGAGCGACTTCTTCGTCAGTGACAGGTTTGTTAGTTTTGCGACGGTATGAATCAGGTACAATTGATTGTCTAGCAGCGCTTCTTATTGTAGCAAAGAAGTTCTGTAATTCTTCGTCACTCATTGGTGTATTGAAATCTCTTGGTTCGTCACTAGCAACGGGCGGTGCGTTAAGTTGGGCTTCGAGTGCTGCTGCCTGTTCTCTAAACCTACGAGCATCGCCGGGGTTGCGAGAAAAGTCTGCTTGTGTATTGAGGTCAAGAACTTGTAAATCTGGCTGTGTTTCATAAATTCTAGTTCCACCAAGAGAGGGGAAGCCGCCAAAAAAAGGACCGGGTTTTGCGCCACTAGGTCCGTAACCTAATGTATTACCACGAGGTGTATAGGTTTCTCGCATTTGCTGCATAGTTTGAAAGTGCCTCATGTCTTTTTCTGGTGTATCTTCAAAGTCTAGCACGCTAGGTTGAAGAGCCTTAAGGACAGACCAAGCAGATTCAAACGGATTCATTTCTTCTCCCCCTTTTTCTTACGGAATTTGCCTCGGCAGTATTGCACCGCCCAGCCGTTCGCATAAGCAGAGGGGTAAACTTTGAACTTACGCTTGGCTGCTGCTTTACCAGCAGGGCACAACTTTTTTTCTAAGAAGTCAAATGCATTGTCTATACCAACACAGTGCCCACAATCGCAACCCTTAGCCATGTCATCGGTAGGCTCGTGAGTATAGATGTCGCCATCTTCGTGAACAAATATTTTACCTTGACGAATCATATCGTTAAGAGTAGATTTTAATTTTTCTTCATCGGGCACCACCTTTCTAAGATTTTTCATACCCAAAGCGCCACCTTCTTTTTCTATTTCACGCAAGATAACCTGCTCAGTATCTTCCATAGCCTTTTTCAACTGAGGATGAAACTTCATAGTTACCTTTTTAGCATCTTTTTTGACTGATTTACCGTCGACTAATACTTCGATTGGATATGGTTCGTGTTTATCATACCAATAGGCCATTTCGTAGCCACCGTTCTTTAACAGTTTAACAAGTAAGCCTCTTTCATAATCTTTATCTTCGGCTTGAAGCACCATTTCTTTACCTCTCGGTAAAGTCAAATCTGGGTCTTTTTGCTTCTTTAGAAGTTCCCACCACGCTGTCATTAACAATTCCACCTTTTCAATGCCGCACCTTTCGGTGTCAATTTGCCACCTTTACTAGTTGGACCCTTAACTCCACTCATACGAGCGCAGAACGATTTACGCCTCTTGGCTTTCTTAGAGCCGGGTTTGAGTTTACTCGGTTTGGTTGTAACTGGTCTTTTCAGGTTTGCACCTGTTTTGCGCTTAGCCTCAGCACGACCTTTAGCACTCAGGCCGCCTGTCCGAGCATGTTTCTTTTTATTATAGCCATGGAACGGTTTTGACTTTGCTTTTAACACTTCAAAAGCGAGTTCAGCGGGACTACAACAGTCACAAAACTGAAACTCAAAGTCTCCGCCCATACTGCGCCTAAGTAAGAACTAAACAAAAAGATAGTGGTCGTGCGGGGAAAAGAGGTTATAGGATGAAGAAAACCGAACATCAGGGAAATACCAAAAACCGCAGACCAAACTCGGCTTTGCTTTCGTATATATAAACTCAACTCATGTCTAAAGTAAATTCACCGCATTCTGTACAGAACCAAGCGATACCACGGAAGATGCCCGACTTTTTGATGTAAACCCGCTTTGTGGGATGGTAGCCACAATGAGAACATTCCTTACTTCTTTGTTTGCCTTTCATCTTTTTCACCTTGCTTCAACTTCTCCATGGCGTTGTATCTGAGTACTCTGACCATCGAAGACAAATCTTTGACTTCTGACTGAGTAGATTCTAATTTTTTAGCAATAGTATAGATTGCCAAGGCTAAAGCGACTATACTTAGGCCAGTAATTAAATCCCAGAACATGCTTGTGGGTAAACGATACCCTACTTGAACTTTGGTGTCACTTAGTAACTTCAAGCAGTTTGGTCAACAGCGGTTTGTCGAGCGCCGCCTTGCTTTCCAAGTTGCCTCGCAAGTTCCATTAACCTTACTTGACTCATGGCCTGTGGGTCAACAGTTCTCCTAAGTCTTGTTTGTAGTGGGATTACTCTTTCATTCATAGGTGCTGAGCGAGGCCCCATACCTTGAGGTTGGTCTGGTCTCATGGTAAATCCGGTCATAGACTCTTGGGGTCTGAAAGGGTTGGGTTGATTATCAATTGATTGCCGTGTTCTAATTCCTCTTCGACCTCCACGACCTGCTGTTTCTAATTGTTCGTTGATTCCGCCAGACTTTGGTTCAGGCTTCAAGTCTACTTCTGCTGGTCTGTCAAACTCAGTGCTCTGCTGTTGAGCAAACTGTTCGAGTATATCTGCTGTATTTTGAGCAACGGTAGGCTTGCCTGTTCTTTCTTGTTGAGTTTCTACAGGTTTAGTATCTCTTCTAAGCCTTGTTGGACTTGCTACACCGACATTTGTTCGGAGCATGCCTTCTTTCATTCGGTAAGGAGTAAAGCCTTGTTCGCCTCTAGCACCGCTTTCCATCCTACGCCTTGCAGCACCTACTCCTCTACGAGCCATACCTCTTTCCGGTTGAGTCATAAAGGCTTCTTCCGGCATAGTTTCTGTGATTGGTATAGATTCATATGCGTCAAGGTTTCTACCGCTGCCCATTCTTGACATGGTAGTCTCACCTAATGGAGTAATGTCTTGCATGACTGTGGGGTAGCCCTGCCTTGTTGCACCAGAAAAGTCAACAAAAGGAGGTAGACCTTGTGCGCCTTCTCTTCTTTGCCTTTCTATCATGCTAATCAAGGTATCAGGTCGCAAAGACCCCATTCCACCTTGTGCCAAAGGGTCTGCCTTTAGTAATGCCCACGCCTGCTCAAAGGCTCTCATCATGTGTGGCGTAGGAACACCTAAGATAAAAGAACATTGGTTAAAGAACGAGCGATTCGAGCAGCATCAGCGAGGTCTTCTTCCTGTAAACCACAGTCAAAACCCCATGCGTTTAGATGGCGTACCAAGGTCTGAGTGCTTAGGTTAGCCCCACTACCCTCGGCAAACGGACAGCCGCCAAGTCCGTTAATACTACTGTCAAACTGCTTGATGCCATTGAACAAACCGCTTCTTACCAAAGCAAGCGCTCGCTGCTCATCTCCTTTGTGATGTAAATGTAAGCCCGGCACTAGTCCTTCGTCAAGTGCCATCTCAGCCCAAAGTGCAACTTCTTGTTCACTTGCTACGCCGACAGTATCGGCAAACACTACAGTGTTGCCAAACATCTTAGCATCTCTCAGACAAGAAAACATGGTCTGTGGCTTGATAACTCCACTGTAAGGGCTACCGAAAGCCATGCTGATGTAAACTCTGACATTTTCTTTGGGCACTTTGTCCATGAAAGTTTTGTACATCAAAACTATTTCTTGCCGTGTCTTACCCATATTGTTAATGTTAAAAGTCTCACAGGGGCTAAAAACTATGTTAATTTTTTCTACACCAGTTTTGACAGCCCGGTCATAGCCCCGCTTATTCATTACCAACCCGGCACCAAAGCCAGTGAACACTTTTTCCGCATCAGCCATTTGAGGTAAACGCTTAGGATGTGCAAAACTAACTTCTTCGATGTTTTCTATACCTGCTCTATAAAGTGCGTTAATGAGATTCTTTTTGTCGTCTGTGTCGATGATGTGCTCAAGGTATTGTAAACCGTCACGAGGACCGACCTCATAGACGGTTACTTTCATTCAATCCCCTTCCTCATACCGTCAAAACAAGCCTGATGAAACTTTTCAACTTCTTCGTCACTACTAAAGACTTTGAAGTCAGTAGTTTTGTCATTAATTATCGCAAACCAAGCCCATGCGTAGCCTATAAGAAAGGCCACTAAAAAATATCCAAGTAGTGTAACAGCACCCATGTCGGAGCCTAAAGTGGTTTAAAAATTAAACTTATTGGTCGAACTGTAGTGGTTGAGGTCCACTACCAGCCCTAACTTTTGCCAGCGCTTGTCCTAAAGGTGTCATACTCTGCCTTAACTGTTCAAGGTCAGGTCTGAAAGGTGCAGGGGTTAAACTACCTGCCATACCGATGTTAGCAGGCGGAGCGCTGCTCGGTACATCAGGTAGTTCTATTCCTTCTGCTTCAATATCTTCCGCTGCTCGCTGTCTTTGTAAATCAACCATTGGACCCACATTTTGGCTCGCTACATCAATATCCCTATCATAGTCGTCGGCAAAAAGGTTTGATTCTCGAATAGCATTTAAGAGGTTATCTGTGTGTTCATCTCGTGAATAAAAATCTTTTGAGTAGCCGGGAATAGAAAGATGTCGACCTAGTTCTTGAACAAGTAATTTTCGTCGGTCAGTCTCGTCGACTCTAGCATCAATCAAATCTTGCAGGTTTTTAATTTCGTCTTGTTCCATTTCTGGTCGATAAATTTCGTGCCCACGCTGCTTAAGCAGTGTCCAAGCGTGGTCGAATGCTGTCACTGTTGTTGGCCTCCACCTAGTGGACCAAACCTTTTAGGTCTACCTACATCATGGAATTGAAAATCAGTAAACCTTTCTGGGTCTCCTCCTCTTGAAACACTCATTCCGGGTGCAACGCCTAATTTTTTAGGACCAGCGGGTAAACCGAGGACTTTAGGCTGGTCAACGCTTCTACCACGATAGGAAAAAAACGGTGTTTCGTGTATGTAAGGGTCAAATTTGTCACCGTAGTAAAGTCGATTAATGTCTGCTGCGATAAGTTCTGTCGTCATTGCGTCTATAGCCGCCCGTTCTATTTCATCTCTCGTTGCTCTACCGTCTGGGCCGGGCTCATCTGGTGCATTTCTTGCCATATCCATATATGCTGCTGCGTGTGAACGACCTAAGCCTTCTCCACCTGATAAATCACTAAAGTCTGCTTTTAAAAATGCCCATGCTTGCTCGAATGCTGTCATTGTTGTTCACCGTCTTGAAAAAGATGTTCCGAGTCCAGCCTGTTGTAAATTTCCACCAGTGGAATATGGGAACCTATTGGTTTCCATAATAGAAGGTGCGTTTGCACCGAAAGTCAACGCTCTTTGTTGCTCAGGTGTAAGTTCTGGCTCTAGTGAAGGTGCGTAATCATCCATAAGATGTTCTCCGGCTTCTATCTGTTCGGGCGTGAATTGACTCATGAAAAGTTTATCCATCAATTCCTGTGTAGAGCCTGCTGGCGGCCTGTGAGTTCTTGGGACCCCACCGGCGTAAGTTTCTTGTCGATAATTTAGCGGCACTGGTGGATGAACGCCCGGATTCTCTGCAACAAATCGTGCTCTTCGGTCAGGATACATAAGTGGTCCTTGGTCAAACTGTTGAACTCTTGACATACCTTCTCTAGGTGCAAGAGGGAAACTACCTAACTGTTCTCTAAACATGGCAGCCGCTAAATCTGTATGGGGATGCATAGCCCTGCGACCTGATTCTGTAACAGTATCAATACCTCCGAACCTATTTGGTTTACCAAGTTCCCTTGCCGACTCCTTTAATCGTCGACGCTCTATATCAAAAGTCGAGCCGGGGCCCGTAAATTGTTTGAGGACTGTCCATGCTTGCTCAAAAGCCCCGACCATGTAAGCCCTATGACCGTTGAAGATAAAAGCGTTACTAGATATTATCGTAGACCGCATCGGTAGGCAGGCCGTGATAATCAGCGTAGTCTTCACTTAGTTCATGGCTCCAAGGTTGCTTGCTTTCTTTGTCGTAAGCATAAACAAAATGCTGGTCTCCATCTAAGTTGGTGCGTATGTGAGGGCGTTCATGAGCACCGTCGAGCACACCCTCGTCAACTAATTTGTTCCAATAACCAGCCGAATGCCTCTCAACATTGGTTACATGTGTGCCATCTAATTCGTGTTCAAAATGTGCGTGTCCTTGGTCAATCATGTCTTGAATATACTGACGAGACTTGTTCTGTCCCCTAACTGGTTCAGCCATCTCAAAATTATTTATCAGCAAACTGTTTAGATAATAATCAGGTCTCATGGTGCCACGAGCCATGCCGTCTTCTGACTGCCACATGAACCCGCCCATCTGGTCAAGATAGGGCAACATCTTGTAGTGACGACTCTGCTGCATAGGTGGTGGATTGTCATCCGTATAGACAGGAGCCTTGAGCAAACGCCAAGCCTGCTCGAAAGGGCTCATGTCTAAACCCATGAGCGAACAGGACAAAAAGCCATCGGTTTGTTTGGTATACCAAAATTTTTCTAAAAATTTTTTTTGGTCGAGCGCCGTGTGTGGTTAAAAGGAGTCTAAACCCACATCTAAACCCAAGCCTCCGCCTAAGCGTCTAAACCCAGCGCCGTCTAAACCCGGCGTGGGTTGCAGACTAGGCGAACAGGCTCGCAGTACATCGGTCTATAGAGAAAAGGGTTTAGGCTGAAACCTAAACCCTAACGCAGTCACTCGTTCTATAGAACGCTGCCCGTCGCTGCTGTCGGGCTCGCAGTGTTGCATTCTATAGAACGCTTCACTCATGCGTATCTAACTAAGCGGAAATTCGAGCGGGCTCCATGATAGTCATTTACAGGGGGCTAAACGCTGTACTGCGAGCCATTCGGCTGGTTCGGTATATAAAGAACTAATAAAGGTTAGGTAGTGAGAATCACCACATCAACCAACCAACGAACCAACCAACCCGACTTGGTCGGGTCGGGTCGGCTCAGTTTTGAGCCGGTTCGCTGGGATTGGTTCGCAGTGTGGTGGTTTTCTGCTCGACCATCCGGTTGAGTATATAAAGAACCAATAAAGAATAGGTGCTGACTAACCTCGGTTTGGTCGGAGAGCGCCTCCGAACCCGACCCACTACCCAACCTCGCCACGCTCAGTCATTATCATGCGTTCTTATTCACATAAGCAAACGCTTTACTGCTAAGCAATTCATATTATTATCATATTATTATTACAATTATTACAAGTATTACACTATTACATTCTATAATATATATCTCTAGGGAGTTACTGTAATCATCATAACTATTCCAATTATGACTATTGAACACCTTGAAAACATCATAAACGGCTTACTGCGAGCCGACTCAATTGTAATATTCACATTCACTATATAAAGAACCAATAAAGATAAGGAAGTGATTGACTTGTATAGAATCAACCAACACGGAGTAGCAATAATGATATGTTGCGAAAACGACATGGAATTAGACTGCCAAATTGATTGGCGTGGTGTCTACGATTACTGGCGATGCCGAACCTGTTTCAAAAGGATTACAGACCGTGAAGAAGAATTCAATATATAAAGAACCAATAAAGATAAGGAAGTGAAAAATATGGATAATGTAAGAACAGTACCTGCACCTAACAGCGAGCGAGGCAAAGAATACATTGTAGAAATAAGAACATGGTTTGACAAAGTCAACGGTAACAGTTATTTCTCAGCAAGGATATACGATTTGAGAATGAACTTACTCAAGGTAGTGCCGTTCCAATACGGATACGGTAGCCATCCGAGGGATGTCTGTGTGGCTCACATTCAAGCAATGAACAAAGTTCATCAGCACAAATTTGAGATATCAAGAAAGACATACTTCAATGAAATGAAGTCACTAAAGAGAGACTGCGTAGCATTTGGAGAGGAAGAATGATGACACACAAACAAATCTTGACTAATTCATGGCAGAACGAATCGGAGTATAGAGAATATTGGATTTGCCATCGCTGTGGAAATGCAGAATTTGTAAAAATATGGAATCAAAGAGGAACTATAAACACATTTTGAATTCAATATATAAAGAACCAATAAAGAAAAGGAGATGAAAAAATATGGAACTGAAACACCTAAGAGCATTTAACATTGAATTGACAAACGACTTTCAAAATAACTGTCGCACTATAACGATTCTCGATAACCGACATCACCACCGAGTCGAACTGACGACATGGGATTGGGGTCTAAGTCTTAGAGGCATTGCAGACAGATGGTTCAAATATATGGATATTGAAATTGAATCCTTTACTTACCTAAAAGATGAACATTTGGTATATCTAACCAAAGATTTCAGAACCCAAATTTATGACGAGAAGGCTTTACACATACCACAATGGATTGGAGGCACTCTCATTCAAATAGTTATTGACTTCCCAAGTGGAAAGGTTGAGATTCTTGCAGAAAGAGAGCCGTCAAAGATATACAGAACTGATTGTATCTATCAAGAAAATTACATAAAAGAAAAAACTGAGTTTGATGAATGGCATTTATGAAATTCACTATATAAAGAACCAATAAAGAAAAGGAGATGAACAAACATGACATTTGACCATGATATAGAACCAATTGACGGCTTTCACCCTAAGTATAAATCATTAGCATATTATGAAATCGAACCGCACTACGGAAGTTATATCTTAACTTCGCCTGCTAAAGAAGGTTCGATTTTAATGAGCGAGGATGATGCAAGGTGGATGTTTGAAGATAGATTCGATGACAGATATGGCTACTTCGTAGATGATTACCTAGACCATTTTGAAACAGAAGAATGAGATTCAATATATAAAGAACCAATAAAGAAAAGGAGATGAGAAAAATGAAAATACAAGAATTTGAATACAAGAATGACAGCAAAGCAGCAATAAAAAAACTAAGGCAATTATGCAAAGAAAAAGAAACTAAAGAAGTCGGAGTCCGAATGAAAACAGATGTGTGGGATTCAGTCAATGTACACATACCGATTAAATACGCTTGTAACTATATCAACGCAGTAGTCAGTGATGTTAACGAGCATAGGAATTGGGAATGGGTACAGTCAGCAGATTTGAAAATAAACATTTCAACAAGTCGGTTTTTTGTATATGTCAATGCATCATGTGAAGTAACTCGCATGCCAAAGAATGAAGAGGAGTGAATCAAATGTTCGAAGATATCAAAGACGCTGTGCTAGACATGACACTATCACACTTGAACACAGCACTACATTATCACATCATCGAATTGATGGAATCAATCAATCAGACTCTTGACGAGTTTCAAGAATTAGCGGAGACAATAGGTGAATAAATATGACAGAACCATGTAAATGCGGAAGCACAGAACACGAAGCAGTCACAAGTAAAGGACTAGGAGGCATGACTACTATTACATCATGCCCTCTTGAAATAGCGAAGGTACATGAAGCGATAAAAAAACCCGTTAGAATGTATAGTCGTATCAGTTCTAGTGGTGTCAAGCATTACCACGATGAAGAAGGTTGGCAAGAAAGATATCAAGCAGATGTAGATAAAGCAGAAGCGAGATTCTTTGATGAGTCAAGTTACACAATACTACACCTTCATTATCAATTAGATATGAGCCAAAAAGGTTTCAGCAATATCACGCCACAGCACTTAGAAGCAGCCAAACTTAGAGATATAGAATTAGGAGAGGAATAAAATGACATGGAGAACACAATACTGTTACAGCAAAGAAGAAGGAATAACGCTAATGAATGGCAATCATATCATAGGTGGTAGATACCCTCCTCAAGCGAAAGGATTGACAGCGAAATACGGAGAAGTTACTCACTTTCCCACTGTTAGAGGATTACTCAAGTATTTGAGAACTCAATACCCTCAATGGGTTTGGAGGTCTAAATTAACACACTACTACGGCACTATTGTCGAGATACAAACGAAAATGTAGATTTGAATATATAAAGAACCAATAAAGATAAGGAGATGAAAATTATGGCAAAAAGCAAGAGAAAATACAACCCACAGAAATCAAAAGAATGGAATGACAAATGCGAAAAAGAATGGTTTGACTCATTCGCTGAGGCAATTCAGACAGGTAATCTTCCGTGGCAAAAGCCGTGGAAGCCTAACGGTACTGGATTTGACGGCATCCCAATGAACTTAGCAAGCAAGAAAGAGTATCGAGGTGGTAACACCATGAGGCTTATGATTGAAGCAATGTTTAGAGGTTGGACTGACCTAAGATTCGCTACAAGAAAGCAACTAATCAACGCAGGACTTTCTATTAAAGGGCTCAAAAGTGGTACTGGTTGCATCGTCAAGTATGCCGAGCGAAAGCCATACGAAGAAGAGCAAGACGACGGCACTATCGAAATCAAATACCGATGGATTAGAAAGTGGTATGAGGTATTCAACATTGAACAATGTGAGGACTACGAAGCACCAAAGCCCGACCCGACAGCAGAAGTCAAGCCGACTCATGATATGATGAAGCACTTTAACGACTACATCAAGAACGAAGGTATCACCTTCAAGACTGGTGGCAACCGGGCTTTCTATCGAAGCAGTGCTGACCTTATCCAACTACCTACCCATGACTCTTTCATCACTCCAATCGGTGAGGTCATGACAGCATTCCACGAAGCAGGACATTCAACTGGTCATACAAGCAGATTGAAGCGGCCACTAGGCAACGGTTTCGGCACCAAAGCATACGCCTTTGAAGAACTGATAGCGGAACTATCATCCATGCTTGTAGTCATGCGACTCGGTGGCGAATTCGTACCGGATTCAGTACAAGAAGAGAACGCTAACAATGTGGCTTATCTACAGTCATGGTTGAAATCCTGTGAGGACAAAGATGAGGCTCTAGGTCTAGCATTCCACGAAGCCCAAAAAGCGGCTGACTACATGATTGAATCAATCAAAAAAGGAGAGGAATAAATATGAATATAGAACAAAATGAGATTTTCAATGGCAGACACAAAGAACTAGACGAGAACAAATTTAACAGCATCATAAAAGACATTGAGGATTTTGCTGAATTGGCAAAGTATAGCGATACGGCTCTTTGGCGACTAATGAATATCATGATGGTCGCAAAGGTAGAATATGAAATAGTAAGGAGATGAAGAATAATGACAAAAATAAGATGTGCAAAGTGCTGTAAAATAACAGATGTAGATGATGAAGATATGTGGCAAGGAGAATTAGAGGATGTGGCCGATGGTCACCTATCCTTTAGATTCACACATTATTGTGAGAACGAAATAAGAGAAGGTGAGGACTGGGAAGAATGCGGTCACACAATCGAAGTCATAAGATACGCTAAACTACAAGACTACAGGGATATTGAACAGGAGGAATAAATATGAGTGTTAATACTAAAGATAATTACCTAAGTTATGAGATACCGAAAGGCGCAACTGACTACCATGATGACCATGAGAACCACAAGTATTACTGTATAGATGATGACAGATATGATGATAACGACATCTACGAACAAGAACACTACGACTTTGAAACACTCGGAAAATACTTAGAGTACATCAAGTTCTTCAACAATTCATTCACAGATGTAGAGCCTCTTCTTGAGAAGGCAATATTGTGGGCTAATGGTGACGAGAGTATTGTTACAGAAAGAATGAACCACATGAAGAGACTTATGGAGAGACGACAATGGAGGCTCAAAGTATGAAAATTGGAACGGATGAATTATGGTTGACAGACGAAGAGAAAGGATGGATGCTACATGCTATTTATTTAGGTGAGGATAATATGATATTATTTTCAGAAAAAACATGGAAATGGATTGCCGAGCCGATGGTAAATACTCCAATACATCAACAATGCAATTTCTATCAACAATATATTAAATTCGGAGGCTTAGATGATTTGACATACAATAATGAAGAGGCTTTGAAGAAAACTATTGAATATGCCAACGACAAAATCACGAAGATTTTTCGATTCATTGAATCGTTTTTTGAACTCTACAACCAAGGTTGACTATATAAAGAACCAATAAAGAAAGGGAAGTGAGAAAAATGGAAATAACATTACAAGAACTAAACGAAATAATCGAGCAAGCAAAGAACGAAGCAGAAGTAACCATGCGTAGCAAGATAGCGAAGTATATCAATCAAGGTTACACTACCAACGGAATACTAAACCTGCTTAGCGAATTTAACCTTGTTACAGGTTACAGACATAAGAATCAAATTCAGATAGACGGCTTCAACTCAGATAAGCCAGTCATGATAATCAATCCGAGGGATGAAGAATGACACCATGTAATATTTGTAATGGGTGGAATGATTCCAAAAACCAAACATGTAGTAATTGTGGTTGTCTAACGGAGGAAGAAAGATGATTATTTTTTGCCCTACATGCCATTCAGCAATTACATATCTTAATGCTCGGAAGAGCATTACATTTGAACCATGCGAATGTATGGAGAAAATTGGATTAACTGAACCTATTATGAGTGATGAAGTATGAAGTCGGAAACAATACAAGCACTCTACGATGATTACAAGGAATATCAAGAATGGTATTATCAAAACCACGGATGGGTCATGGAAGAAACTTTCCGTGAATATGTCCAACGCTGTATTGACAACGACGAACTAGAATTACTTAGACAAATAGAAAACGGGAGAGATTGAAATGGCTATGATTATTGAAAACTTTGAAACTGACAGATATAATAAAGAACAAATTATTTCGATATTGAAACTATATGTAGAACAAACTGATTGGCTTTATCTTACAAGAGAAGAGGCAATGGAAAACGGTTGGACTTACGAGGATGCTCAAATTTGAGTATATAAAGAACTAACAAAGAAAGGGAAGTGAAAGAAATGGAATACACAGCAGAACAAAAAGAGCAATACCCTCAATTCAAGAGGCAAGAAGAATTTGACGATAACGAAACCTGTCAAGTAAGTGGCACTGGTAAGTATCGGTTCAACCAGTACGGTACAAACGGCTTTGCTTACTGGCAACATAGATTCAAGACCAAAGATGAGGCTATCGAATGGCTATGCCATTCAAGGCCACAGAACCTTCGTAGAGTCGACCCTACTGACCCTCAATATGAGGTCATGGTTTGGGATGGTAAGACAAGAACAAGGAGGCTTAAGAAATGAGTTACGAAGAAGATGAAGAATATATTTACGAAAACGGAGACTGCGAAGTGATAGATGACTATTACATTTGTGAGACTATACTATGGGAAGCAAGGGATAAGATTGACCCACCTCACAGGAACTATGTAATGTTTGCATCAAGTTCTCCCGAAACAAATGTGCAACACTTAGTGGAAAATGAAGGAATAGACCTTAAGGATATCTCAGTGGTCATCATAGGTTGCCATGAAACTATTTGGTATAAGAAGGAGGAATGAAGAATGATTGACACAGACAAATACGAAGGGCATGATAATTGGGAAGGCACTAAAGTCAATATGGCTAACGAGGCAAATAAATTACTCATAGCCGACGCACCACTTCTTCTACAGGAAGTCAAGCGGTTGCGTGAAGAAAACAATCGCTATCTTGACTTTATCCTTTGGCTCGGTATAGAACATAAAGGAAAAAAACTCGCATGGGAATATGGAGATGAAAAAATAGTGGAGATGGTTGAATGATGACATTGAATGAAATGATAGCGCACATTCTCGGTATAGAAAATTACCAAGACCCG